CTTGCATATGCGGATCTTAGAAAGGCGGATCTTAGAAAGGCGGATCTTAGAAAGGCGGATCTTAGTAGAGCGGATCTTACAGAAGCGGATCTTAGAGAAGCTGATATGTACGGAGCGTATTGTTGTTATGCAAATCTTAACGGAGTGGATCTCAGAAATGCTGATCTTAGTGAGGCAGATATGTACGGAGCGAATCTTAGGGATACGAATCTATTCGGAGTAAATCTTAAAAACGCAAATATAATCTATGTAGAAATCAGTGAAGATACAAAAATCGATTATCCGATTGCATGTCCGGAAACTGGTTCATTCATTGGTTATAAGAAAGCAGTCTGTGAATATATTGTAAAACTTCAGATTTGTGAAGATGCAAAACGATCATCTGCAACAACAAAGAAATGCAGGTGTAGTAAAGCTTTGGTCTTAGCTATCGAAAATATAGACGGATCTGATAGCGGATTACAAGAAATAGAATCGGATTTTGATTCTCGTTTTGTTTACCGCGTTGGAGAAATTGCAGAAGTATCTGACTTTGATGATAATCGATGGAATGAGTGTTCACCTGGTATTCATTTCTTTATGGATAGACAGGATGCAGTAGAATATGAATTTTAAAATACATCAAAGAGATGACCATTATGGTTGTCTCTTTTTTTTGTCCAGATAATAGAATTCCATGAGATTTAGTTCTTTATGATTGTTCAAACGGTAAATCTTTTTTCGTTTTAGTTTGCATCCGTCCATACCATATTTAGGAATGTAAACAAATGCAATGATTCATGGAGCACAGGAAAAGAAGACGACAATGAAAGGACACCGAGTCACTAGCGACCTAATGAGGCGTGAACATCTGGGTGGACGGTCTGTGTAGAATATGAAACATGCGTTGTTACAATCATAAAATCTTACCTAAAAACGGAGGAAAACATTATGAAACTTATGGAAATCGTAAAAGCAACAGCAGAAGCAGGACGTGAGGTAGTTGGTATCGAGGTAGCAATGAGCAACGATGACAGCTTATATCGCATTACAGAGTACGATGCGGAGTCAGGTGCTATCAAGGTCGCAAAGATCCTTGAGGACGGCACTACAGACTCAAACGAGATTGTATTAAGCGGCATTAACACAATGTTTGCACACTTCAAATACAATCCGAACCCGAAACCGACAGCAGATGCAGCAATCGTAGACGGGGATTTAGTGATCGATAACGGACCAACAGTATCCCTTGGCAGCATCAAAGCTCAGAAGGTACTTGGTGCGGTTCCTGGATTGGTAATCCTTGGAGTTGGAGAGCCAGAAGATGAGGAACTTGAGGTTTATACCTTCAATGCTCAGTTTTCTGCCGATCCGGACTTCGTTGGAACATTCAAGGACGCAGGATTCACAGTCCCAGCCAACACAAAGGCGGTTGTTATCGATGACCGTACTTACTTTATTGAAACGGTGGTCACACCAGTTGAGATCAAAGATAAGGATGGCAAGGTAACAGATGTCAAAGAGATCTGCTCCAGCGATCTCATCCAGATCATGGCAACCGGTACTGGAGAAGATACAACCGTAAGAGGCGTATCATTCTTCGGAGATAACGGCAAGGTTATGGACTATGAGGATTTCTGCTACGAGGAAGATCTTGATGAGGATGACGAGGATTCTGAAGATGCATACGATGCATACCTCAAAGAGTTCGGTGGCTCTGGTTCCGGATTTGCGGTTCCGATCGAAAGTGTCCGCATGGTAGAGCAGGCAGGTCGTAAAGATCTCGTTGTTGTAACCAAAGACACAATCGACGATGACGGATACCTTACAGATGAGGAACAGCCAACAATTCGCCTGTTCACAATGGACGGCAGAAAAGTTGGAACCTTCCTTGTAAACTCCATGGATGCGAAAGTATACCTTGGTGGATCTACAAAGAGTGCTCCTTCTGTAACTGTATTCGACAAAGACCAGATCTTTGTAAGAGCAGACAAATACGGTATGAAGATCTTAAAAGATCCGAAGATCGTAGAGGCTCTGGAAGGTCACACCGTTTACTGCGGCAAGGAGTATGACGAAGAGACAAAAACTGCAACTTATTACTTCGGTGATGAGAAGCAGAACGTAGTCGGATTCTCATACAGAGAGACAGACAGAGGTCCTGTTATCAAACTGGTAACTGAGATCTAGTCTGCAGCTAGTCCGTAAACAAACAATGAGAGTCAACCTTCGGGTTGGCTCTTTTTGTATGCGAACGTTCGATTCCATATTTAGGATAACAAAAACAAACGCATACGAAAAGGAGAAACCGAAATGAACAGATTATCAACTAACGAACTGAGACAGCTTATTAAGAAGTCAGGCATGACAACGGAGGAGTATTATAAGAAATTGTTTGCGTTACAGGAAGATATCGAATTTTTTAACCTGTATATGAAACGAAACAAAAAGAGCGAATACGGATTGGTTGTCAAAGTAAAAATAGGTGCCGGACGTGCTTTCGATGATATCTGGAAGAAATACGGATACGGAACAGACAAAGACAGTATCGAGCGTACATTTGCTGAAACTACTCTATTAAGTGTTATTTTCAAAGATATGTATGATGGTACTGACATCTATTCTGATGACGAGATCCGTAGTTTCAAATTTAGCTTTGAAATGTATGACGAGACAAATATGGAGGATTACATCTCAGACTTCACTGGATGCTCGCATGGATGGATGGACGTAGCAAAACAGCTCGAATTACTCGAGATAAAAGAGTGTTAACAAAAACAATGGGAGTCAACCTTTGATGGTTGGCTCTTTTTGTATGGTTTTCGAGACCTATAACATATTCATAAAACCCATATTTAGGATAACAAAAACAATTACACAATAAGAGGAGAAACGAGAGATCCTTTTATTGTATTAATTGTGAACAATATGATATAATAGGAGGTAGAAAACATGGATTTCGAAGACGATGTATTTGATGATGTGTTCGAGGACGATCGTTATGATAGTCAAGGCCAAGACAGAGATGAAAAGATGTTAATGGAACAACTTGAACACGAACAGTCACTAATATCTCGAAAATTAGAAACAAATGCTTTTTCAGTAGACAGAACGTTTGTAAACTCAATTGAGTATCATCGTTTGTTTGATAATCTCGAAATGTTACAGATTAGTAAGCCGGTACGAGAGGGATTGTATCGAGAAACTGGCAGATTGCTAGAATTTGTAGATGGTCAGGAGTCTGAAAGAATGATTGCGGTCAATGCAAGAACCGGTGATCTTGTTGTTGATAATATTACTAGACTTGGAAGTGGGACAATATCAGGAACTGGATTTAACGAAAAAGAGTATGCATTAGTTCAGAACTGTAAGGATGATGTTATAATCATACATAATCATTCGTTAAATGTTAGACCATCATTCAAGGATTTAACAACATTTTTAGATGAACCGAAAGTAAAGTTTTCAATAATTGCGTGTCATGATGGAGATATATACGTAGTGTCTGACGTAAGTCCCAAAATATTAGAAGAATACGAAAACTATTTTCAAGAAGTAAAAACGTATATCTCTGATGTGAAAACGGCACAATCATTAACTTTATCTCATATTTATCAAAAGAATGAGACGCTAACCGAAAAAGAAAAACTGATTAAATTCAAGCATTTGCGAAAGGAGTTATGACAATGAGCGAAAACAAGTATATGATCATGGATGAAACAATCAGACCGTTCGAACCGGGAGAACCTGGATACGAATTGCTTTTGAAATTGGAGCCTGTATTCGCAGAGATTGATAAGAAAATTCTTGCAAAAAAAGATTCAAAAGAAAGAAATCTGATTAAATCTGAAGAATCCAAGTAAAAGAGACAGAAAAGGAACCTATACACAGATTTGTGTACGGGTTCTTTTTTCTTTGCAAAGAAGTGTTAACAAAAACAAGAAGAGTCAACCTTTCACGGTTGGCTCTTTTTGTATGCGAACGTTCGGTTCCATATTTAGGATAACAAAAACAAACGCATACGAAAAAGGAGGAACTGAACATGAGTAATAATGTAATAAATAATGAACCTGTACACGGATACAAGGTGTTTAATCCAGACTGGACCTGTAGAGATTTTCAGTATGAGGTTGGAAAAACATTTGAAGAAAATGTTAAACCGAGTTGCTGTGGTAGAGGGTTTCATTTTTGCAAAGAAGCTATTGACTGTTTTAACTATTACGCTTTTAATCCAAAAAACAAAGTTGCAGAAGTAATTGCACTTGGAGAATTAGACACAGATGGGGATAAATCTTGCACAAACAAAATCCAGATTGTACGAGAGGTCCCTTGGATAGAAGTCTTGACAATCGTAAACATTGGAAAAGAAAACACAGGGATAGGCAATACCGGAAACTGTAATGCAGGAAACGAAAACACTGGAGATTGGAGTTCTGGATACTGGAATTCTGGAACAGGTAATGCTGGGGACGGCAACACTGGAGATTTCAATACAGGAAATTGGAACACCGGAAACGGTAACACTGGATACAAGAACACAGGAGATAGTAATATCGGAGACGAGAATACTGGAGATAGTAATATCGGAAACGAGAACACCGGAAAAAGGAATATCGGAGACAGTAATACCGGGGATTGGAACAAATCATCTTTTAATACCGGCTGTTTCAACACAAAAGAACAAACAATTATGTTGTTTAACAAACCATCGGATTGGACATTTCGTCGTTGGCTAGGATCAGGGGCAAATTGTTTGTTAAATCAGATGCCAAAGGATATTGTTGAATGGGTATATAAGAGTGCTATGACGGATGAAGAGAAACGTGAACATCCAACCTACGAAACAACAGGTGGTTATCTTAAAGTGCTTGATAATTCCGAAACCGCGCAGAAGTGGTGGGATAATCTTTCGGATGCAAATAAGGATACTATTAAGGCGATTCCGAACTTCGACCCTGAGATTTTCTACGAATGCACAGGAATCAAAGTAGAGTAACAGACAGAAAAGGAACCTATACACAGATTTGTGTACGGGTTCTTTTCTTTATGGAAAATGCTCTTTTTGTGTCCGTTAGTCATAGATCCCAGACTTTATAACCACAAATCCGTACCCGTTGCATTTCGGACACGGGCAGCAGGATCCCTTTTCTTGTTTCATGAATACTGTTTGTGGGATCGGCAGGTAGGAAATCTCATTACAGTCCGGACAATGTGCGACCTTTTCTTCGTAGGTCCCATATTTTCCGCAAACAAGAGTTACGTCATAAGTGAAGAGTTTCCGACAGTGTTTGCAAAAGAACGGGACCGAATTGACTTCAATTCGTGGGCGTTCCATTGTTTTGTACACGAGTGCGAGTTCATCGGTTCTGTTACCGTCTTCGATTGACTTTATAACTTTGCTTTCTTTCTGACTGTTGCCAGGTCGACCGTATATAGCATGAAATTCATACTCACAGTCTAAACATTTCGTATCATAATAGTTTCCCATACTTCAAATTCCTCCGTTGTATTCGTATTTGTTATCACTGACATACATCATTATAAGATATACTTATGGTTTTGTCTATTTTGAAGACAGATTGTTTTGTTTCCGGTTCTTTTTCGTTTCCTCTGTTTGTGTTCAGACCATATTTATCTTGTTACTCGTAAACAATTTAGTTTTGAACACAAAGAAAGGAAACGAAATATTATGAAACGAAAAGCAGTGAGTTGTCTGCTTGTTCTGGCTGCGATCATGACGATGACACCTACGATTCCAACATTGGCAGCCGAAAATCCGGACAACACAACACAGGAAGCAACAACGACAGGAAATCAGGGAGCAACTATCACATATCAACAGGATTCCGCTTTTACTGTAACCATTCCGAAGACGATTACTTTAGGGCAAAATAAGAGTGCAACCTATGACGTTAAAGTAAAGGGTGACATTTCCGGGAATGAGACGGTTACTGTTACTCCTGATGCGACCATGCAGCTGACGGATTCGAATGGAAAGGCTGCGGTCACCGGGACTATCACTCAGGATGTTACAGAGTTTGCAGCCGATCAGGTGAATCTACCGGATGGTGGCAGCACGACAGGTAATATTGTAGCAAACGAACTTACGTCTGGTGATTGGTCAGGAAATTTTGAGTTTGCGATCGGAATCAATAAAGAATTAGTAGCAGGATTGTATGATGCAGATGGAAAAATGGTTTGTACTTGGGAAGAGAGTGGAATCGATGTAGGTAAAGACTATGCATTTAATAATTATAAAACTGATCCAGCGTCTGCGTATTCCGTACTACAGGCAAAGCCAGAAGTAAAATCAATTGTAATGCCAGACAGCGTAACCAGTATTGGAAATTACGCATTTTATGGTTGTTCGTCATTAACAAACATTACGATACCGGATAGTATAACAAGTATTGGCAATAATACATTTTATAATTGTTCTTCGCTTACAGACGTTGCAGTACCAAACGGTGTAACAAGTATTGGAAGTTATGCATTTTACGGTTGTTCCAATTTAACCTCAATTGCCGTACCAGACGGTGTAATAAGTCTTGGAGACCATGCATTTTCTCGTTGTTCTGGTCTAACAGCAATCACAATTCCAAACAGTGTAACAAACATTAAAGACAGTGCATTTTCACGTTGTACTAGTTTAACATCAATTACAGTCTCAACCAGCGTAACAAGTATTGAATCAGGTGCATTTAGTGGTTGTATTAGTTTAGCCTCAATCACAATACCAGATAGAGCAACAAGCATTGGAAATGGGGCATTTAATGATTGTATAAGTTTAGCATCTGTAACCTATAAAGGACAGACATATACAAGCAAATCAACACTAACAACAGCATTTGGTAACAACGTAACATTGGGAACTAATCCGTTTAGTAACACAGCATTAACCGATTAGTCCGATACACCTCATACCAAGAAAAGTCACACAACAGAGAACAAAGTGTGGCTTTTCTTTATATCATTTTGTTTCCCATCTTTAGTATGCCCTTATTTCGTCCATATTTAGGATAACAAAACAACCCGCATACAAAAAAAAAGGAGGAAACAAATTATGTTGATTACATTGACTGGAATTGTATTAATAGTTATTGGAATTATTATCATCTGGCTCTGTATTAAGGTTCCAAAATTCAAGAAAGTAGGCAAATACCTTGGAATTGTATTTCTGTCGGTTGGATTTGCATGGATAGCATTTGTATTCGAGGTCATTGGATTGCAGCGTATGAAAGAGGATTCGGAGATAGCAGACAATCAGAAAGAATACGTAATGCTGTGTGCAAATATTCGTTTGCTGGAAGCGAATCCGGATGATGAAGCAAAGGATACAATCATCGAAAATGTCAACGACTGGAACGAAAAAGTAGACAACGGAAGAAAGTATCTCAAAGATCCGTGGACCAGCTGGTTATGGAACAAGAATATAGTCGACTCAATGGAATACATTGAGATTCCGGAAGACCTGATTAAATAACCGAAAACGAGAAGAGTTACTGACACGGTAGCTCTTTTTGTTTTGTTTTCGTTCATTCGTATGCACATCTTAGTTCCATATTTAGGATAACAAAACATATTACATACAAAAAGGAGGAAACGAAAATGTTATTTACATTATTAGGAATTATGTTTGTTGTTGTGGGATTTGTTGTCATCTGGATCGGAGTTACCCAAAATAAGACAGCGAAGAAAAACAAAATGGGTTCTTTGTGTATAGGTAGCTTTGTTTTGGTAGTTGGAATCACATGGGTAATGACGATGGCTTTGATAATATTAGAAGCACATAGCTGTGCGGATTCTGATATTGCAAACAATAACAATGAATACGTATTATTATCTGCAAGTGTCTGTTTGTTAGAAACGAATCCGAACTATGAAGAAAAAGATGCAATCATTGAAAGCATCAACAAATGGAACGAAAAAGTAGATAACGGGAGACGATATCTTAAAAGTCCGTGGACAAACTGGTTGTACAGCAAGAGAGTTATTGATGCGATGGAATACATTGAGATTCCGGAAAACATGATTAAATAATCGAAAAACGAGGAGAGTTGCCAATATGGTAGCTCTTTTTGTTTTGCTTTGTTTCCGTTCATTTGTATGCACGTCTTAGTTCCATATTTAGGATAACAAAACAACCCGCATACGAAAAAGGAGGAAACAAATTATGTTAATGGTATTAATGGGAATCGTATTTATTGTTATCGGAATCGCTATCATTGCAATCAGCGTTATCCAAAAGAGGAAAACAAAGAAGAAGAATGCAGGTGTTTTCTTCGGTAGTCTGTTTTTAGTATTGGGTTTCATTTGGCTTACATTAATGTTTGAGTCGATCTGGAATCAGCATAATAGTGCGGATTCGGATATTGCAAACAATAATAAGGAATACGCATTGTTGTCTGCAAGTGTTTGTTTGCTGGAAGAGAATCCAGCTTATGAAGAGAAAGAAATAATCATTGAGTGCGTGAACGAATGGAACGAAAAAGTAGAAAACGCACAAAATGGACTCAAAAATCCGTGGACAAACTGGCTGTACAACAAGAGAGTTATTGAAGCGATGGAACACATTGAGATTCCGGAAAGTGTAACAAAATAACTGAAAACGAAGAGAGTTACCAACATGGTAGCTCTTTTTGTTTTGCTTTGTTTCCGTTCATTCGTATGCACGTCTTAGTCCCATATTTAGAATAACAAAAATATATTGCATACGAAAAAGGAGGAAACGAAATGAATATTATACCAATTAATCTTAATTTCCAATTTGATGAAGGGGATGAAACAACACCGATTATTATTGTTGCTACAGATGACGTTTATGTTCATATCTGTCAGGTTATGAACGAAATCATGGAAACTCATTCTGTTTTGTGTGAATCGGAAGACTATGGAAAGTTAGGACGTACACCAGAAACACTTATGAACTATTATTGTTCAAAAGTTAGACCTGGATGGAACTGGTATCCAATTGCATATACAGTGGATCTTAACTAACTAAAAACAAAGGGAGTTACCAATACGGTAGCTCTTTTTGTTTTGATTTGTTTTGTTTCCGTTCATTCGTATGCACATCTTAGTTCCATATTTAGAATAACAAAACATACTGCATACGAAAAAGGAGGAAACGAAATGAATTACTATTATCATTTGACACAGCCAGAATTTGTTAGCACGATCCAGAAAGAAGGATTGAAACCAATGCTTGGAAAACGGTCAAAATCAATCGGAGACAAAGAAGAAAGACTTTGTTTGTGTTCCGAAAGTAGTATTGATGCCTGGTCAATCATGCTTGGAACGAATACTGTGATCAAAATTGCGGTTCCAGACGAAGACAAAATGGAATTAGTCGACCAGGGAAATGTATCTGATGAATACAATTACGATGGTGTCATTCCGCCAGAGTACATTGTGGATATTTTTACAGTGAAGCCAAGTAAAATCATACTCAACAAACTTCGATATAACTATATGTGGGGATTATCTGAATTCTGTACTTATTGTGCCAGATATTATACAGAACTGGATAGCGAGAATACAGACGAAGAGTATCTTGATGCGCTTAAAGAAGCTATTCAAGTAACCGGAGAGTTATTAGTCCCTGTAATTCCAAAATTATGTTATCCGGACATGCCAAAAGAAGAACGAAAAGATATTCTAAAAATGATTGGAAATCAGGGAGCGTATTCATTCTGCGATGACTATGACGTTAATATTGAAGAGGGAATCCCAGTCAAAAAGCTATATCAGATGCTGATACTGTATCCAGAAGACGACCTCACCGAAATCCGTCAGACGATCAACAAACTGATCAAAGATAATTTCAAGTATTGCCTGAGAGTGAACACAGGTGGATTTACAGGCTAAAAATCTGAAAAAACAAATGGAGTTACCGACATGGTAGCTCTTTTGTTTTGTATGCGAACTATGAATCCCATATTTAGGATAACAAATAATATACGAAAAGGAGGAAACACAATGTTATTAATAATTATCAAAATATTAGATATGATTTTTTCGGTTTCGGGAATTGTATATTTTTTGACCGTAGCAATAGAAAGGAAAGACGGAATTGTGGAAGACGAAATAATATCACGAATATCATCAATTTCTGCAGTTTATAGTCTTATATTTGGGGCGCTAACATTAATATGTTGCCTTGTATATCTAATATTGTACTAAAAGCGAATTGAGTCTGCCTATTGGTAGGCTCTTTTGTTTTGTATGTGAATCATGCATCACATATTTAGGATAACAAAACAAAACGCATACATACAAGGAGGAAAGTATTATGACAAGAAGCGAATTCTTAAGCATGGATTGGAGTGACTCACAAATTGGGTACGATATGCAGGTTGGAGTGCCGGATGGCGATAGCAGAACGATCGCTTATCTGACATTATCAAAGAAATATCCGAATTCATTATGCTTGGTTACCGACAGTAAGGAATTCCCAGTAATGAATTCAAGATGTGGTTTAAGTGAAAACCCAATACCGTATGATGTGATCATCAAACTGAAAGAGGATACAGAGATCAAAAACGTCATTGCTATTATTGATGACAAAGCTTATGATCTTGTTCCTGGACACGTTGAGATGAATCATCATGATAGTATCATCCGTTTCGAGATATTTACGAACCAGATCTAAACAGAGTAAAAGGATAGAATCCATACATGCACAGACATGTGTGGGTTCTTTTTCTTTTTTATATGAAAATGACGCATACCATATTTAGAGTAACCAATAAAATCACACACACATTCAAAGGAGGAATTGAATTATGATTATCTTTTTAATTTTTGTTGTACTTTTAGTTTCTGGAATTTTGCTATATAAATTCGGAGATGATGAGATCACAGCTGTCGCTGTTTTCGAAATATCGTCGCTCTTTGTCGGATCTTTGGGGTTTCTCATCACAGGATGTATAATCCTGTGTTCCCACGTTGAGGCGACCAAACAGATCTCAAAGAATCAGTTTGAATACGAGGCAATTATTGCCGAGGTTCAGGCTGTTAACTCAGATAACGAGGACGTATCAAAAGTCTTAGTTATCAAAGACGTGAACGAATGGAACAAAGAAGTTCATCGTCAGAAATACTTAGCATCTAGTCCATGGACTTCATGGTGTTATAGCCAGAAGGTAGTGGACAAAATGGAGTATATCGAAGTTCCGGAATGGAACGTTCCGACTCCTGACAGCAACAAATAAAAAAAACGAATTGAGTCTGCCATATTGGTGGGCTCTTTTTGTGTGTTCTCTGACGAGTTTTTCGAAAAGTGAGCCTTATGTATATTGTAAACATATGCAAAAGGAGGACAAAAATATGTTGTTAATATTATTCTGTATTAGCTGTTTAGTAATTGTTTTACTAAGTCCATATGATAGTAATAAAAATGATTGTGTTTTTATAGTTGCAGGAACAACTGTTTTTTTTGTTCTTATCATTTTAAGTAATCATATTTGGGTGAACCAGCAGATTAAACAAAATCGTATCAAAAATGAAGCGATTATTACGGAGGCGCAAGCTGTTGGTACGGACAACGAAGACATGTCTAAGGCACAGGTTATTAAAATTATAAAGAAATGGAATGAAGATGTCTTAAGTGAAAAACATCTAGCTTCAGATCCATGGACAAATTGGTTTTATAACGAAAAAGTAGTTAATGCTATGGACTATATCGAAATCCCGGAATGGAATATTGAAAGTCCAGATGGTGGCGAAAACGAATAGTGAAAAAACGAAGAGAGTCTGCCATATTGGTGGGCTCTTTTTGTATATTTCCGACGAGTTTTCGAAAAGTGAGCTTTATTATAAACAAAAGAAACCATATTTAAGAAAACAATATATATAAATAAAAGGAGGGTATTAATATGTTATTTTTGTGTTTGGTTGTTGTTATAAGTTTTATTATTCGTACTATAAATCGTTATACGAAAAACAATTATACTATTAAATATTGGAGTACAATGTTTTTGCTTGCTGGATTAATTTTGATTTTGATACAATATATCAGCAAGTAAAGCTGTAAAGATACAGCCGTCAATCGTGTAACAGAATGGAATAAGTATGTAGAAAACGAGAAATATTATGCTACAAGCTTATGAAAATTGGTTCTATGATAAAGATATTATAGACAAATTGCAGTACATTTAGTCACCCGATAGCGACTCCAGATAGCAGCGAAAACGAATAACAAGAAAAACGAAGAGAGTCAGAATAATCTGGCTCTTTTTTTTCTGTATGTTTCCTATGACGAGGTTTTCTGAGACAGATATGAATTTTGTATTTCAAGTATTCCTATGTACTTAATTCAATAATTCCTATATACTTAATTCAATATACAACTACTAGAACCCATATTTAGGATAACAAAAATTATGATATTAAAAAGGAGAAAACAAAGTATGAAACAGGAACAATTAAATAAGATGATTAAATGCCATCAACATTATCTCAATGAGGATATTGACGAATGGGAGGAAACGATAGCAGATTTATCAGATTATGATCTAAGTGGTTTGGATTTGTCACATAAAGATTTACGATATGCTAATTTGAATGATTCAAAATTTTATCATGCAGATCTTAGAGAAGCAAATCTTAGGCATACAGATTTTAGAGGGGCAGATCTTAAGGAAGCAGATCTTAGAGGAGCAGATTTTAGGTATGCAGATCTTAGAGGAGCAGATCTTAGGTATGCAGATCTTAGAGGGGCAGATTTTAGGTATACAGATCTTAGGGAAGCAGATCTTAGGGATACAAATATTAGAGAAGCAGATCTTAGGAAGGCAAATCTTTTGGGGGCAAAAAATTGATTATCCAGAAACGGGATCATTCATTGATTATAAGAAAGCAAGATATGAATACATTCTAACTGATCTGCACGCCTATAACTGAACATTAGTAATTCTATAATTGAACATTTCCAGATAGCAGCGAAAACGAATAACAAGAAAAACGAAGAGAGTCAGAATAATCTGGCTCTTTTTTGTGTGTTTTCTATGACGAGGTTTTCAAGAAGTGAGCCTATTAATTATAGTTAACAAAGTCATAGAAAAAGGAGGGATCGGACATGGCAGTAATTCTGCTCTTAGGAGTTATGTTTTCAGGGTTGATTTTGTTCATAAATACAATTGCATACCTTTACGATTTCGATCTGTCTGGTCATGAATCTGAGTTTCAGGATCTGTTGGAGTTGTTTGTAGAGCTAGGATCCATAATCATTGTATGCGGGGTCTTTTTCTAAACGCGAAGCTTGTATTCCAAGTCTTTCTATATGCTTAGCTTAACATACAACTGTTTAAATCCATATTTAGGATAACAAAAATCATGATATTAAAAAGGAGGAAACGAAGTATGACACAGGAACAATTAAACAAGATCGTCGAAAATCATCAGCATTATCTTAATAAGGATATTGACGGATGGGAAAACATGAGAGCGGATCTTAGCAATAAAATTCTATACGAAGCCAATCTTAGAAGAGCTGATCTTAGAAATGCGGATTTTAGAGAGGCAAGTTTATTCGGAGCAGATCTTAGATATGCGAATCTGTCCGGAGCAGATCTTAGAGATGCAAATTTGTGCGAAGCGAATCTTAGAGGTGCGAATCTTAGAGGTGCAAAACTTCAAAATGCATATATGGAGGATGTAGAAATCAGTGAAGGTACAAAAATCGATTATCCGCTTGAATGCCCAGAAACTGGCTTATTTATTGGTTATAAGAAAGCAATCTACGGATATATCGTAAAGCTTCAGATTTGTGAAGATGCAAAACGATCCTCTGCAACAACAAAGAAATGCAGGTGTAGTAAAGCATTGGTCTTGGCGATAGAGAATATAGACGGATCTGATAGCGGATTACAGGAAATAGAATCGATATATAATCCTTGTTTTATTTATCGAGTTGGAGAAATCGCAGAAGTACCTGACTTTGATGATAATCGATGGAATGAATGCGCTCCTGGAATTCATTTCTTCGTGGATCGGCAAGATGCAGTTGAATATGAATTTTAAAACAAGAGGAAAGGAGATAACCGTTGTGGTTGTCTCTTTCTTTTTGTCTTTCTTTTTGTTTCCGGATGTTTTGTATGCGATTATTTCGAACCATATTTATGATAACAAAAATAAAAAGCATACGAAAAGGAGGAAACAAAGTATGACACAAAATGAATTAAATGAGATCGTCGAAAATCATCAGCATTATCTTAATAAGGATGTTGACGGATGGGAAAACATGAAAGCCGATTTATCGCATCAGGATCTAATGGATTTGGATTTATCACGTAAAGATTTAAGAAATGCGATTTTTTATAACACGAATCTTTGTAGAACGAATCTTAGTAATGCAGATCTTAGAGGTGCGAATCTTAGAAATGCAGATCTTAGAGGTGCTAGTTTGTGCGAAGCGGATCTTGAAAATACAGATTTTAGTTATGCAAATTTGAACGATGCAGCATTTTATTATGCAGATCTTAGCGAAGTAAATTTTAGGTATACAGACCTTAGCGGAGCAGATTTTTATCATGCAGATCTTAGAGGGGTAGATCTTAGTTATGCAAATTTGTACGGAGCAGATCTTAGATTTGCAGACCTTAGAGATACAAAAATCAATCACCCGATTGCATGCCCGGAAACTGGTTCATTCATTGGTTATAAGAAAGCATTCTACAAAAAGATCGTAAAACTTCAGATTTGCGAAGATGCGAAGAGGTCATCGGCAACAACAAAGAAATGCAGATGTAGTAAAGCATTGGTCTTGGCGATCGAGAATATCGATGGATCTGACAGTGGATTACAAGAAATAAAGTCGTATTTTGATTTTAGTTTTATTTATCGCGTTGGAAAAATCGTAGAAGTATCTGATTTTGATGATAATCGATGGTATGAGTGTGCTCCTGGTATTCATTTCTTCGTGGATAGACAGGATGCAGTCGATTATGAATTTTAAAAACACATCAAAGAGATAACCGTTGTGGTTGTCTCTTTTTGTTTCCGGATGTTTTGTGTGAAATGATTCTATACCATATTTAGAATAACAAATATATCACACACTCAAGGAGGAAACGAAGTATGTTATTAACACTAATTTGTATCGTTGTACTTGTGGTCGGAATTGTTTTGAATCTAATCGCTAACGAAGGTAAATACTTGGTTTTGGAAGGAGTAAGTCTCATCTGTCTTTTACTCGGAACTATTTGCATCTTTGTTTTTGAGATCTGTATCATTTCAGCTCATACTGGTGTTGATTTAGCAATCGAAACGAATCAGATCAAATACGAAACATTACTGAAAGAGAAACAGCTTCTTGAAACGGACCAGGAAGACATTTCGAAGTTAACTGTACTTAATGACATTTCGGAATGGAATCAGAATGTCAAGTCGCAGAAACATGAGGCGTACAATATATGGACAAGCTGGTTCTATAACAGGAAAGTTGCGGATCAGTTACAGTATATTACTATTTCTGATATTGGAGTTAACGAGAAATAACCGATTAGAACCTGCCATTGCGGTGGGTTCTTTTTTGTTTCCGTTTCTTTTGTGTGCATTTGATTCGCTACATATTTAGGATAACAAACAATTTGCACACAATAAAAGGAGGAAACGAAATATGGAGATACTTAACACAGCAAAAGAGAAACGTATCATTGAGTTCAGCCCAGAGGAACTTACATTGCTTTGTCATTGTCTTGGCGAACAGCGATACGAAGTAGTCGACGGTTTTGATTCTCAGACACTTTACGCAAACCTGATGATGGCGCTTGAAATGTGTCAAGATAAGAAAGAAGACGATGTAAAACCACCGATAAGTGATACGGATTATATTGTTATGGAACAGGTTGAAGAGATCAATGATGCAATCTGGAATTTGAGTCTGCTCAATGATGAAACTATGGAAGACCCAACCACAGACGAATTACAAACAGCAGCGAAACAGGCAATATCCTGTATGCATTTAATGGTTCGTATTCTTTGTTCTCGTCATATGACAATGTGGGATCTGTATAACGAACTTAGAGAGAAACAAAAATAATCAGAAACAATTAGAGTTTGCAAATATGCAGGCTCTTTTCGTTTCCGTTTATTTTGTGTGCGTTTGTTTGTTACATATTTAGGATAACAAATATATTTGCACACGAAAAAGGAGGAAACGAAATGAAAGCAACGAAAGGATTTAGAAAAGACATGACATGCAGAGGATTTCGATACGAGGAAGGAAAATCGTATCATGAAGAAAAAGCAAAATGTCGTGAAACTGGTTTTCATGCATGTGAATACCCATTGGATTGCTTCACACATTACGGACCAACAGAAAGCGAATACCATGAAGTAGAGTTATCAGGAGTTATCGATAAAAGCACTCTTGATACAAATATGAGTACTACTGATATCAAAATTGGACCTAAATTATCGTTTACAGAACTTGCGTTGAGCGCGTACGATTTCATTTATAAAAAAGCTAAAGAAGTCTCTGTTTATAAAGGAGCAGGTAAATTCGCATCGGTTATAAGTAATCATAATGTTGTATCTAAAGAAGGATACGGTTGTGTTGCAGCAAATACTAGATCCTATGGAGCTGCTGCTGCATATGGACCCGAATCATCTGCATCCGTTACTGAGAGTTTTAGCACATCAATAGCAGATGGATCATCAGTAACGTCAACAGCAACTAGTTATAATAGCATTGCATCTGCAACTGGATACGATAGTATTTCGGCAGTAACTGGCAAAAACAGCGTATCGTCAACAGATGGAAAGCACAGCATATCCGGAACAACCGGATGTTATAGCATTTCGTCTGCTACTGGAAATCATAGTGTTTCAGCAACAACAGAAGAGGAATCAGTATCATCAGCGAATGGATATGGATGTGTATCAACGACAACAGGGAGAGATAGTTTTGCTTCTGTTGAAAGTGATACAGGAATTGCTGTTGCATGGGGATATAAATCAAAAGCAAAAGGCTGTATTGGCTCTCGTCTTGTTTTGGCTGATTGGAAATGTGTCAGATATACAATAAACGAAGAAGACGCATGGCAGTTGGTTGGAGCGAAAATGGTGACCGTAGATGGTGTTAATATTAAAGCAGATACTTATTATCGCTGTATCAATGGCGAAGTAGTCGAAGCTATTGACGAAGACGAATAACCCGAAACAATTAGAGCTTGCGAATATGCAGGCTCTTTTTGTTATGGATTCGAATTGTTGTTTCCAAAATTATTATATATATGATGATGAATCCAAATACATATGAGCTTTATTATTCGTAAACCAAATGATTGAAACACATATTTAAGTTGTAAATAAATTATATATACAATTCAAGGAGGAAACAAAATGAATAAACTTAAAATGGAAGCAAATGGTATTAGTATCGAACTTTTTAAACTGATCGGATATCCAAAAGAAGAAATTGCAAAGAAGAATCCACAGATGAAATTCGATCTTGGAATCTAAAACAGAAACAAACAGAAGGACTCGCATTATGCGGGTCTTTTTGTTTCCGAAAATTTTGTATGCGATCAACTCATACCATATTTAAAGATAACAAATTAAAAGCATACGAGGAGGAAACAAAAAAAATGAGTAATAAAACGAACACACCTGTACATGGATATAAAGTATTCAGACCTGATTGGACCTGTAACCCGACAGAAAAGAACTGTAAACAGTACACTTGCCCCGGAAAATTTGAGGAAGAAGGGGAGCTTAATGTTTGCGGTCACGGTATGCACTTCTGTCAGACTGCTGCTGACTGCTTCAATTATTACAATTTTGACAGCAACAACAAAGTTGCAGAAGTTATTGCCTATGGTGAGGTAAAAACAGAAGGTGACAAGTCATGCACGGACAAGCTTGAAATCGTACGTGAAATCCCATGGGATGAAGTATTGCGGATCGTCAATATTGGAAAGAATTGCACCGGGATCAACAACACCGGGAACAGGAACACAGGGCACTACAACACCGGTGACCGCAATACCAGGAACTGCAACACCGGGGACAAGAACACCGGGGACAGGAACGCTGGGAATTGTAACGCAGGAGACAGGAACACCGGGAACAGGAACACCGGAAGCTACAATACCGGAAACTACAACACAGGGGATTGGAATACCGGGTATTGGAACACCGGGAACAACAACACCGGGTACAAGAATACAGGAAATCAAAACACTGGGGATAGGAACACTGGGAATAGGAATACCGGGGATTGGAACAAGTCATCTTTTAATACTGGCTGTTTCAATACAAAAGAACAGAAGATATTGCTGTTCAATAAACCGTCAGATATGACCTATCGTGACTGGTGTGAATCTGATGCACGGTGGTTATTAAAGCAGATACCAAAGGATGTTGTTGAATGGATTTGGTCCGACAATATGACTGATGAAGAAAAGGAACAGCATCCGGAATACAAGACAACACGCGGTTACTTGAAAGTGCTTGACGAGTCTGAATGTGGTCAGTTGTGGTGGAATAATCTTGCTGCAAAAGACAAAGAAATCATTAAGTCGATTCCAAACTTTGATCCAGATATTTTTTACGAATGTACTGGAATAAGAGTCGACTAACGAAAAACAGAGACTGACAAATTGGTTGGTCTCTCTTTTTGTCTCCAAAGTATTTGTGTGCAAGTACTTAATACCATATTTAGAATAACAAATAAATTTAGCACACAAAAAGGAGGAAACGAAAAATGAGTAATAATGTAACAAATCACGAACCAGTACATGGATTTAAAGTATTTAATCCAGACTGGACTTGCCGAAATTTTCAGTATGAGGTAGGAAAAACATTTGAGGAAGATGTTAACCCAAGTTGCTGTGACCGAGGATTTCACTTTTGCGAAAAGGCTGCCGACTGCTTCAATTATTACAAATTTGACAGCAACAACAAAGTTGCCGAAGTCATTGCTTATGGTGAGGTAAGAACAGACGGCGACAAGTCCTGCACAAATAAAATCCATATTGTAAGAGAGATTCCTTGGATGGAACTCTTAACAATCGTAAATACTGGAAAAGATAATACAGGATTAGGAAACACCGGAGACATGAATACTGGGGTCTGGAACACCGGAAGCAGGAACAACGGAAACAGGAACACTGGTGACTTCAACACTGGTGACTTCAACACCGGGGATTGGAATACTGGGGATTGGAACAACGGGAATTGTAACACCGGTGACTGCAACACCGGAAGCAGGAACATCGGGGACTGGAACACCGGAAACTGCAACGTCGGGGAATGCAACACCGGAAGTGGAAACACCGGGGACAGAAACACCGGGAATATGAACAGCGGAAGCTTCAATACTGGGGATTTTAACAATTCATCTTTCAACGCAGGTTGTTTCAATGTAAAAGAACACAAAATCATGTTGTTCGACAAACCGTCAGATATGACCTATCAGGATTGGTTAGACTCAAAGGCCAGGGAATTACTGATACAGATACCAAAGAGTGCCGCTGAATGGGTGAGTACAGACGACATGACGGATGAAGAAAAAGTAGCACACTCAACATATAAGACAACAGGTGGATATCTTAAGGAGCTTGATATGTCTGAATGTTGTCAGATGTGGTGGGATAGTCTTGATATAGACGATAAAGAAATCATCAAGGCGATTCCAAACTTTGATCCTGATATTTTTTACGAATGTACTGGAATTAAAGTCGACTAACAAGAAACAGAGACTGACCAATTGGTTGGTCTCTCTTTTTGCCTCCGGTTGTTTTGTATGCGAAGAATCGAACCCATATTTAGGATAACAAAAACAAAGCATACGAAAGTAAAGGAGGCAAAAAGTATGGCAAAGAAAAGATTGAAAGATATGACGGATCACAAAGTAATGAGTTTCAAAGAAGCCGCAAAAGCGTTAAATTGGACTCTCACAGAGGACGACGAAGTTTACACAGTATCCTGTGACTGCGGTAGCAGCAAAATTGAGTATACTGGAGTAATTGGCGTACAAAAAGTAAGATGCGGTAATTGCGGGAAACAAATGTCAAGTCTGATTTCTTTGAATCCGGCTTGTCGTTCAATGCTTGACATCGAGAAAGACGAGGAAGGAAATGAGCGGTTCTGGATCATTGAAGACAAGAAAGAAGTCGATAATGATGAGAATCAGACAGAAACGATAACAAGCTGGCTTGCAAAGCAGGAAGATTACGGTCTCTGTAACCCACCAATGGATGCTCAGAAAGCATTGCTTTTTCTGGCTGAGTATTTGGATATTCCGGAAGACACCATACCTGAAAACGAACAACAGACAAATACCTATATTGTTTGCAAAATCTTAGACAGATACAGCAAAAAATATAGAAAGGAATTGAAAAACAAATAAGAAACAAACGAAAGAGCCTATTCCAATTTAGTGGAGTAGGCTTTTGTGTACCTCCGGTTGTTTTGTATGCGAAGAGTTGAACCCATATTTAGAGTACAAAAACAAAGCATACGAAATAAAGGAGGAAAAGTGAAGTATGGAAAAGAAAAGATTACAAGATGTTACTGATTACAAAGTAATGAGTTTTAAAGAAGCTTGCGATCATCTTAACTGGAAGTTACCAATGAGTCCGTTTGGTGATATAGTTGGAAATTGTGGTTGCGGATGCGAGCTTAAATTTCGGATGATTTTGGGAAGAAATTACCTCATGTGTCCAAAATGCGGAAGATATATGGTAAATATATTTTCTCCTGTTTGTGAAGAAGTAAAACAGAGAACACCACTTGACGCAAATGATTTTAACTTTGAAAAAGACGCAAACGGATGCGATCGGTTCTGGATTGCTAAATTCGATGGATTCGATCATGGTGGAATCGTTACAGACAAAACGAAGGTCGAAGAAAATCGTGTCATTCCAAAAGCCGCATTCGTTCAAAAGCCGTTAGATGAAGGGATTACAATAGAAGAGATCACAGAACTTGTCGGCAGGCTCGAATGCGAACAGGTAATTCCAATCGAAGTGCAGGCAAACAGTAGTTGTGCTATTGGTTTTATTTCATTGGATGCTGCTGAAGAATTAGATTACGATTATGATAATCTGATTCGGAATGTATCTGAGGTAATCGAAGACATGGATAACGAAACAGAGTATGGAAACTACGATTTTGATGGATTTCCGGTATATATCGGATATTAGCAGGAGGAAACAATATGAAGAAATCAGAGAAAAACATGATCTTTCAGGAAGCTGCATTAATGTCAGATGAGAAACTGAAAGAAGCGTATTATGATTCTGTAGATGCTTGTCTCGGAAGCCAGGCAGAAATTATGGAGGAACAAGGCTGGGATCCTGTAGATATCAAAGAACGTCGCCAGTATGAGAAGTTCCTTTCTGAGAAATCGGATCTTTTGGGATTCATTTGCAATATGAGAGGTATCAAACTTTGGGAGATAAGGAATCATAACTAAAAAACAGAAGAGAGATCGCATTCATGTGGTCTCTTTTCTTTTAGACTTCACTTGACATATAACGTAATTGCGTTATAATGAACACAAAGGAGTGATAAACTATGAATGACCGTTTAAAGAAAAAAATAAAAGAAACTGGGAAAAGCATATATAAAATCAGTCAAGAGAGTGGAATTCCATATACAACATTGAATGAATTGATCAATGATAAGAAAAATATTAACAACAAAGCAGCAGAAACAGTATATAAGCTTAGTTTATATTTGAATTGCAATATAGATGAGATTCTGAACAACATTGCTTTTCTCGAAAACGGAAAAGGAACTTATCTTGGATATCGATATTATTGGAAAGTAACGAATAGTGGAATAGAGTTGCATATACTAGATAATAATGAAGATTTAATGCTGCTCACTCTAAAAAATATGTGTCAAGATTTATATGATTGTTATCGGAAACAAGTACCTGAAATGATGATTGAAGATTATGATAATGAAAAACGAGAATGGGAGGCATTGCTATGAGTCAATACGCATTAATGCATAAAAATGATGTTTGTGGAAGTCTAATTATCGATGACGAAACAGGGACTCTAAAAATATATAAAGACAACGGAAGTGGGTTATCACCGTTTTTGGGAAATGCAGATACGAGAAGAATGAAACATTGGTGGGAAGGGAGAGCTGTTCCTGCTTCTCGAAAAATGATGCAGGAAGTATTAAAACAAGCTGGATGTACGAATACAAAAATGTATCTGGCAAAAAATCTTGCTCTATCAATGACAGATTCTTATTGGATTCGACCACTGGATATGGATGTAAAATATGAAGATGTGAAGTTATCAAGTATGAATCCATTTTCTGACAATAAAGTTCCATATCACAATGCAACTTCTTATGATTCGAATGCCGCATTAGGTGGACAAATGGAAAAATATTGGGATATCGAAACACAATTTCCAACGCTTGTGAAAGAAAGTTATAAGTATTTTGGACAGCAGGCGATAAATGAGGCTTTTGCAACTTATTTGCATGATTTACAAGAAACGACAATCCCTTATGTTCCTTATCTTGCGGGACATACAGAGGATAATGGTCTTTATTGTAGATGTGATGCATTTACAAACGATTCTGTTGAATTAGTATCCGCATATGAAGTTATCGAAGGATCGAAATTGCAAAATGACAAATCATTATATGATAACTATATTCGGATATGTGCAAAATTAGGAATTGAAGCTCAAGAAATTAGTGATTTTATGGATTATCAGACGTTAACAGATTTCATTATCAGTAATACAGACGAACATCTTGGAAATTTTGGTATTCTAAGAGATTCAAACACAATGCAATATCTAGGTCCAGCACCAATATATGACTCTGGTAATAGTATGTTTTTCAAAGAATCATCAACGGTTCATACAAGATTAAGCTTATTGCAGCAACCAATTACAAGTTTTTACGATTCTGAAGAAAAAATGGTTAAGAACATAAAAAACAGACAGTTAGTAAATATAGATTTACTTCCAACGGTTGAAGAGACAATTGCTTTATATACATCATATGGATTTCCAGAAGAAAGAGCCATAACAATTGCAAATAACTATGCATTAAAGGTTGATATGGCTTACGAATTCGAAAACGGAGCAACGATATCAATGTACCATGAAAGACAAAAAGAATCAGAAAATATTCCAGAAACAAACAACCTAGAGGATAATACAGACGATTTTGATGTCGGAGAGGATTTATAGAGATCGCATTCATGTGGTCTCTTTTCTTTTGGTAACAATAACGGTATACTAACCATGGGATACAGAATTTTTAGACTGCCTTGTCACAACACATATTTAGAATACAAATAAGAGAGAAGAGGAAGGGAGAAATGCTATGTTTGATGAGAAGAATATCGAACTTGACGAAAAGCATTCGAAAGAAAAGATAAAGGAGTACCTGGTTAGAGACAATGATGGTAATATTCAATTCGTGTATTCTATATACAGAAGACCAGAAATGGATATTATCTTTCCAAAATTCACTCCTGTATTAAGCACTGGTTTGTTGCCGGTGATTGATATACTCGATGACAAAAAGATTCTTACATTTGAACCAAACCCGATTGGGTCCGTCATCACTCAGTCGTATTTTGGCAAGTTTATCAATGATTCTGTATTTGCGAAAGAAGCAGCAGAATACATTATGGATCACTTTGAGGAACTCTAACAAACAGGAAAGACACTGCCTATTGAGGTGGTGTCTTTTTTTTGCCATACAGAGTTCGGTCTCCGCACATATTTATGGAAAATGAAGATATGGAGGAAACCATTATGAGTAGTGTAAATGACTTGTTGAAGGCAATTGCAAACAGAGATTATTCCCAGGAATATATTAACGAAGACATAAGTTTTGTAAACGAACGATTTGATAAATTTCGGAAATACTTTAATGCAGTTTACGAACATGTTTACGGTAGCTCTACTGCGTTAACGTTAGTTCACGGAGGGATGATGACACCAGAAGCCTATCAGGATATGGTCGTTAATCTTGATGGAAAAAGAAAACACGCACATGATATGGCAATCGCAGCCTGTGAACAGATCAATCGTCAATGTGATATGTACGGTCTCGAACATCTGTGTCCAGAAGTCGAAGTCGATCCAATCAACAAAGAAAAATGCGTAAACAGAGGGGAGATTGCGGATTTTGTTGGTCGATATGTGTATTCCGTGTTTCAACAGGGACGTGAAGGCAGAACTATGGATCAATTGATCATTGACAATGAGATGAAATATGGAGACAGACCGGCTCTCGATGTTTCGTATGAGCTTGCAAAGGATGCAGGTAGAAATCCAGAACACGCATACAATCCAGGCGACATGGATCAAAACGCATACGAAGAGTTCGAATACAAAAGTGGGGTTGCCAATGACGATGCTGGTGGGGATTCTATGGAAGACGTCGAATATGATGACGATGATTTTGGAGAATTATGACGAGTTTCCGCAATTTTGAGCCTTATTATGGTATATAATATTGTGGAAGGGCGTAAATGAGACTCGAGAAAGGTGGAAACGAAATGAGTAGTGTAAATGACTTGATTACGGCAATTATGAACCGAGATTTTGACCGCGATGAAATTGAATCAGATATTGCATTCGTAAATGCGCGGTTTCATATGTTACAAACCTATTTTGACGCGGTTTATAAGGAATCATACGGACATTCTGTAGCTCAGACATTGGCAAATGATGAACATATTACTTCTGAACGATATGTAGAATACATTGAGGAGCTCGAATCTAAAACAGCAGATTGTTTGGACACAGCAATCGCAGCCTGTGATCAGATAAACAAAATGTGTGACCAATATGGGCTGCAACATCTGTGTCCGGACGTGGAATACGATAAACAAAATGGAAACAAATGTATAAATCGAGATGAGATTGCGGAATTTATCGGTGATTATATGTGTTCTGTATTCGAACAAGGACGAGAAGGCAGAATGATGGAGTCAATCGATATGGAGTAAGAGAGGGAGACAATCATGAGATATGAAATAGACTACAGAAAGATCGGTGCAAAAGAGGAAGTCGAAAAGCTTTTAGATAGCTGGATTGCGTCTGTTAAAAAAGAGAAAATGGAAATACAGATCATACATGTCGTATCCGGTGACTTTGAAAATGATTTTGAGTTACATTATGGGACGGAAATTGAATTCAATGGATGGCAGTGTGATTGGACACATAGCATCGATTATAAAGGATATGAATTCGAAGTGTCTGGAGAGGCTTGGTATGGCAAAATCTTAATCACATGTGAATGAGATACGGAAAAAGAAATCAACAGGAATGTTGGTTTTTTTTTGTTTTCAAATTAGTTTGGCTCCCAGAAAACCATATTTATAGTGATAAAAAACATATTCAAAACAAGGAGAACAAGGAGGATAACATGAGAATTGGAATCACAGAGTACGGGGATGCTGGCGTCGACTTCAGATGGGAAAACAAATTAAAGGAAATCGATGGAGTCATCCTTATAACAAAGAACTTAAACGACACATTCATCAAAAAGGTTTTAAGCCATATGAATGAGGTTCCTATCGTAGTGCATTGTACATGTACCGGATGGGGACACACAAGAATGGAACCAAATGTCCCGGACTACAAACAGCAGCTTTCACAGATGAAGAAATTGATTGAGTCTGGATTTCCAGCAAGCAGAATGGTATTGCGGATTGATCCTATTTTCCCAACCGAAAAGGGTATCAAACGAGTTTCCGAGATGTTAAATTACTACCATTCATTGGGTTTGCCTGAAAATGAGATTCGATATCGTATTTCAATCGTGGATGAGTATCCGCATGTACGGGAACGTTATAAAAAACTTGGATTCACGCCGATGTATGGTGGAAGTTTCTATCCGTCTGATGATCAGCGTAATCTTGTCGGAAACGCATTAAGTGAATACCCATATCAGTTTGATACATGCGCAGAGGACATACTCGCATATAAATTCCCAGCCACATTCCGGATTAAAGGATGTATCAGTACAGAGGACCTGCAGATTATGGGAATTAAATATGACGGTAGATTTCCTGAGAACCCACAAGGAAGAAACGGATGTCATTGTCTTGCCTGTAAAACGGAACTTTTAACACCAAGAAAGAAATGTCCTCATAACTGTCTGTATTGTTTTTGGAAAGATTAAGAGGATGAAACAATATGAGCACACTTGGAACTTGGACAGGAAGCAGAGAGATCGAAATTGTTGAGGTCGAAGGAAGACCGATCGCTCTCAGTGGTTGGAATGGAGAACAGTATTTACAGTGTTGGGAAGTAGAAGAGATCATCTCAGGAACTGGATTTGGCATAAAAGAAGATGGACTTTGTGTCCGACCGGTTTACAAACAGATCGACAACAATGAATGGGAAATCATTGGATATAAGTTCTGTTAACGAAAACGAATGGTTGTAAAATGAAAGAAAACGGCTTGAAATATAGCCGTTTTTTGTATGCGTATTCATCACATATTTAGGATAACAAAACAATAGTATACAAGGCAGATAAAAGGAGGATTTCACAATGATTACAGCTCTTAAAGGATTTATCGAAATTATGTATCCGGAGAAAGGCGTAAAAACTATGATAAACGTTTCAAACATTGGATACATTTATGAAGGAATCAAAGATGGAATACCAGGAGTGTATTTAAAACTTTTAGTTGGCGGACCAAACGGTGACGAGATTTGGTGTGGTTGCTCTTACGAAGACATCAAAAAAGTTATTATGAAAGCAATGAGATAATAAAAAATGAAGGGATTGATCATTTAAGTCGGTCCCTTTCTTTTTGTTTGCACTCTTGTGGACACATATTTAGATATGCAGAAAGAGAGGTGAAAAGATATGAGCAAACGAAATGTACGGGATCAAAAAGAAGTGGAGAGAAAGAGTGGGGCATCGGTTCAATCGTACCAAGATCAGAGTGTAACCAAAGAGGAGTGGCGACGAATGTGTGAACATGAAAAGAAATGGTGTGAATACCAGGAAGTCGCCGGGATGGATCGGTTACAAGCTCTGGGGTACATACAAGGGATGCCGACATTTGAGCCAATGTAAGCGAAAACGAATAGACATAGAACACATATTTAGTTACGTAACAATAATAACTATCAAAGAAAAGGAGAGATGAATTATGAACAAGATAGTAAAACGTAACGGACAGGTTGTAGATTTTGAACCTGAAAAAGTAAGAAAAGCAATCGAGAAAGCAAATGCTGAGGTTGCAACAAGAGACAAACTTACAAAAGAGCAGATTGATACGATCGTAGAAGATGTAACAAAAACAGCTATGGGAGCAACTTATAACATGAATGTTGAAGAAATCCAGAACTTAGTGGAAGACGAACTCATGTTAGCGGGAAAATGCAATCTAGCTCGTCATTACATCAACTTCAGATCAAAAAGAGCGCTTGCAAGAAAAGCAAACACAACTGATGACGCAATTTTAAGTCTGATCGAGTGTGCAAATGAGGAGGTCAAACAGGAAAACAGCAACAAGAATCCAACAGTTGTATCTGTACAGCGTGACTACATGGCAGGAGAAGTATCAAAGGACTTAGCAAAACGAATCCTGCTGCCAGAAGATATTGTTGAAGCTCATGAGAATGGAGAGATTCATTTTCATGATGCTGATTACTACAGTCAGCATATGACAAACTGTTGCTTGGACAACCTTGAGGACGCATTCGAGAACACAACTGTTATAAGCGAGACTATGATTGACAGACCAAAGAGTTTTTCAACTGCATGTAATATTGCAACACAAATGATCGCTCAGGTGGCAAGTAGTCAGTACGGTGGTCAGACAATCACGCTTTCACACTTAGTTCCTTTTGTAGACGTAAGTCGAAAGAAAATCAGAAAACAGGTTTTGGATGAATTCAAGACCGCAGGAATCGAATTAAACGATGAAGCAATCAACAAGATTTCAGAAATGCGTTTGAAAGAGGAAATCGCTCGTGGTGTACAGATGATTCAGTACCAGATTATCACACTTATGACAACAAACGGACAGGCTCCATTTGTCAGTATCTTTATGTATCTGAATGAAGTCCCAGAAGAACAGAAAGATGACCTTGCAATGATTATCGAAGAAATGCTTCATCAGCGTATTTTAGGTGTAAAAAACGAAAAAGGTGTGTACATTACACCAGCGTTTCCAAAACTTTTATACGTGCTTGAAGAGGATAACATTAAAGAGGGCAACAGATATTTCTGGTTAACCAAGTTAGCGGCAGAATGTACTGCGAAAAGAATGGTTCCTGACTACATTTCCGAAAAAAAGATCAAAGAAATTAAAGAAGGAGATGCATTTCCATGCATGGGCTGCAGAAGTTTCCTTACCGTAGATCGTTATAGTGAGAAGGTCGGTAACATTTCAAATGCCGGTAACTTTGACAAACACAAAGGTCATGTCTACTACGGAAGATTCAATCAAGGTGTTGTTACCTTAAACCTGGTTGACGTAGCATGTTCTTCTTATGGTGATATGGATAAATTCTGGGAAATCCTTGAGGAAAGACTGGAACTGTGTCATAAAGCATTACGGTGCAGACATGAGAGACTGCTCGGAACTCCTTCAGATGTAGCTCCAATGTTATGGCAGCACGGAGTTTTAGCTCGTCTGAAAAAAGGCGAAACGATTGATAAGTTACTGTATAATGGATACTCAACAATTTCTCTCGGATATGCCGGTCTCTATGAGATGACAGAGAGAATGCTCGGTGTATCGCATACGGAGCCTACAAAAGGTCAGCCATTTGCGATGAAAGTTATGCAGGCTTTAAATGACGCATGCGAAAAATGGAAAGCAGCTGAAAATATCGATTATTCGGTATATGGAACTCCATTGGAGTCAACAACTTATAAGTTTGCAAAATGCTTAAAGAAGAGATTTGGAGTGATCCCAAATGTAACTGATCACGATTATATTACCAACTCGTACCATGTATCGGTTAGAGAAAAGATCAATGCGTTTGATAAATTATCATTCGAGTCTCCGTTCCAGAAGTTGTCACCAGGTGGTGCAATTTCGTATGTAGAAGTACCAGACATGAAAGGAAACATTCCAGCCGTTATCGCAGTAATTCAGTACATTTATGAGAATATCATGTATGCTGAACTCAATACAAAGAGTGATTATTGTATGAAATGCGGATACGACGGAGAGATCCAGATTGTGGAAGAAGAAGACAAGGAAACACATAAGAAGAAACTTGTGTGGGAATGCCCGAACTGTCACAACAGAGATCAAAATCAGATGTCAGTAGCCAGACGTACCTGTGGATTGACGAACTAGTCCACGTTAAACAGGATAAATTGCGGGGAGGTCCCCATAATACTGATTCGCTAAAGCGGAACTGGAAACGGTATACGTAAACGCGGTACGCATTTAGAATGCAACAGCCTGAAAAGGTAGAAACCATAAAAAGAAATCAGAGTAGGGATTACCGAGTGTGCAAGTCACTCAGACGCATCGAAACACCTAACCTATTGTAAAAAAACAATAGTAGGCAGACAGTGATGTTTGCGGATTGCTTTACAATAAGCAATTGCTGGTGGACGTTCAGAGACTATAATTCCTGGGTTTAGTATTTGTCACAAATATGTAAGCAATTGTATAGTCCACTCCTAAATGAATAGTTTAGGTATTAAGGATATTGGTACACAGTTCTGGAATCAGGGAAGAACCGAAGAAATCAGAGATCGAGTTCTACATCTGTAAATCGAAAAGAGTCAGCCTACGGGTTGGCTCTTTTATTTTTGTGTGTCTTCAATTCACTCATATTTATATAAACCAAAATAAAGGAAGAAGATACCTATGATAAAAGAAATTGACGGATTTACAGGATATTTTGTATCAGATGAAGGAAAAGTATATTGTAATTTAGGAAAAGGGAATAGAAGAAATGGAAATACTATTGATTTATACGAGATAAAACCAAGACTAACAAAGAATGGATATGCAAGAGTTTATATGAGATGCGATAAAACAGGGAAACGTACTGATCGCTATATTCATAGACTTGTAGCAGAAGCATTCATTCCCAATCCACTCAACAAAAAGTATGTAAATCATATTAATTTTAATAGAAACGATAATCGTGTTGAAAATTTAGAATGGGTAACCGCAAAAGAGAACACAAATATTACAGAACAAGTAAATCATATTATAAGAGATGCATACGGTAGATATCAAAGCAACTACACATATACTTTAATGTAAATTTTTGATGTTATCTTCATCCCATATTTATAATTAGCTCTGTGAAGTGTTTATACTAATAATAATCAGAAAGGAATGTAAAAACTTATGACATCAAAAACAACTCAAAACCAAAACGCAACAACACGCTGGTCTGTAATGCTCGGTGTTAATCCCGGATATGATAATACGGTCCATTTTACGCCCGATTTTGCCATCCAAAAAGCTATTCCCTTCATCAGACAGCGTTTGTCCGGTTACTCAGAAGTTGCTGTAGAACCTGCTGCAGCTGTCTACAATCGGGAATGGGGATGTCCTGATGGCGGAGAAGTCGGCGTCGTTTTAAAAGGAAACGTGCGTGAAGATCAGAAAGAACAGATTGAAGAATCACTCGCTGCATTGATGGCAGACCTCGGTCAATCAACAGGTACAGTCGAATACGAATCATTCGGTATCAATGGCTGTGATACTTGCAATAGCACCTATATTCAGAACGAATACGAAGAAAACGTGGAAAGATCTGAAGACACCCTGATTAAATCAAGCTTTACGGATAACGAAAGCGGTATCCATTTTCGTATTCCATTGCGTGGAGATATGGAAGAGATCGGAAATCTATTGCAGAATCAGATGGAGACCGTAGAAGATGGAGAGTATACGGTGACTGGTGTGCTGACAAAAGAGAGCGTTGCCGTGTATTATGAGGGCACACAAAATCTGGTATTCGCACCAGACTGTAATGCATATTTGGACGCCTTAAATAAGGTCGTTGAAACAGTGCAGGATTATTTGTGCGGAGATCCAGTAATCGACGTCTCATCAGTGGGCGACGAAATCAATGATGTTCCAAACAAACCGTTATTATCAGATGGAACTGAAGATTTTGATCCAGGCGATGACCTGTAATAACCAAAATCTAAAGTTCAAACCACAGAAACAGAATATTCAATCCTAACCAGAAGAATCGAGCCTCAAAAATCTGATACATTCAGGTATTTCGGGCTCTTTCTTTTTGGTTATGAAATCAGTATTTACACTCTTTGGAACCCATATTTAGTGCATCTAAAAAAAAAGAAAGAGAGATGCACTATATGGATAACAAAATTATCAGTCTGTTTTCCGGATGTGGGGGAATGGATCTCGGGTTCGAACGAGTTGGTTTCGAAATTCCGGTCGCCAATGAATTTGATGCCACAATCTGGGAAACGTACAAGCGAAATCATAAAAATACGCATCTAATTGAAGGCGACATCAGAAATGTAACTAAATCAGATCTTGAACCCTATCTTAAGCTGCAACCAGGAGAACAATTGGCAGGAATTATAGGCGGACCGCCATGTCAGTCGTGGTCAGTAGCCGGAGCCGGAAAAGGAATTGAAGATAAGCGAGGACAGCTTTTCTTTGAATACATTCGTGTGCTCCGGGAATTTCGACCACAATTCTTTGTAGCTGAGAATGTTTCCGGGATGATATCAAAGAAACATGCGGATGCGGTTGATCGGATCCTTTCTTTGTTTGCCGAGTCTGGTTACAACGTTTCCGTATACAAAACAAATGCTTGTAACTATGGATTAGCGCAAACGAGAGAACGGATCTTCTATATTGGCATCCGAACTGATCTTGATATTTCATTTGTATTTCCAGGCGGAGATCCAGAACATATTGTAACGTTGAAGGATGCTATTTGGGATTTACGAGACAATGCTGTTCCAACACTTGCAAGAAACAAGCGTAATCCTGTAGCAGTTAATAACCATGAATATTATGTTGATAGTTACTCTCCGGTATTCATGTCCAGAAACCGTGTCCGTAGCTGGGATGAGCCTGGTTTTACAGTGCAGGCATCCGGACGCCAATGTCAGATACATCCAAACGCACCCAAGATGCAGCAGATATCAAAAGATTCGTACTGTTTTGTCCCGGGTGCGAAAGATCGGTATCGAAGAATGAGCGTCCGAGAAGTAGCAAGACTGCAAGGGTTTCCAGATGATTTTGAATTCGTATATGAAAATGCGAATAATGGATACAAAATGATCGGAAACGCAGTGCCAGTTAATATGGCAGAAGCGATTGCTGGAAGTCTGATGGATGCATTAAAAACTTGTATCCCATATTTAGAATAACAATAATAACATTTATTAAAGGAGGAACTGAATATGGGATACAGGAGCGAAGTTGCAATCAAATGCAAAGAAGACGCATACAAAATGTTAAAAGATGTGTGCGAAAGAGTGGATTTCAAACCAGATACGATTTTCAAAGACGACAACCAGTATATTCTCCATTGGAATTGGGTATCATGGGACGATGTTGATGAAAGGGTGGAAGAAATTAAAAACACATTACGAAAACTGGATGAATTACATGATGCACTTGACACAGAAAATGCGGGATACAGTTACAAATTCATAAGACTGGGTGATGAATATGAAGATATCGAAGAAATAAGTAATGATTCGAATATCAGTTTATATTTAACTCGTAAAATCGACATTCCGAATGGTTTGCCAGAAGTAGAAGAGTAAGCAAATTAGAGATTGACCTCATATTGGGGTTAGTCTCTTTTTTGTTTCCGAACGTTTTGTGTGCAACGGTTTTATCCCATATTTAGGATATCAAAAATTAACACACAATAAAGGAGGAAACAAAATGAGTGAAGCAACAAAAATGAGTGAACCTGTACATGGATACAAAGTGTTTAATCCAGACTGGACATGTAAACCAATCGGTGGTTCAAGCAAACAGTATACCTGTCCAGGCAAATTCGAAGAAGAAGGAGAACTTGAAATTTGCGAACATGGAATGCATTTTTGTCAAACAGCTGCCAAATGTTTTAATTATTATGGATTTGACAGCAAAAACAAGGTTGCCGAGGTGATCGCCTATGGAGATGTTATAACAGACGGTAACAAATCGTGTACCAACAAGCTGGAAATCGTACGTGAAGTCCCATGGGAGGAAGTATTAAGACTCGTAAATGTTGGAAAAGATTGCACTGGCTTACGTAATACGGGAAACGAAAATGCTGGGAACTGGAATGCTGGATCTTGTAACGAAGGAGACTGGAATACCGGCGATCACAACATTGGTGATAGTAATACTGGAAACTGGAACACAGGTGATTATAATGCTGGACGCTGTAATTCCGGAAACTGTAACACGGGATGTGCTAATGCTGGAAAAGGTAATACTGGAGGCAGAAACGATGGGGACTGCAATACTGGAAATTGTAATGAAGGAGATTGCAACACAGGTGACTACAACAGTGGAAACAGCAATACCGGAACCTGGAATATTGGAAAACATAATTCTGGTAACTGTAACATTGGCAACTGGAATACCGGGGATTGGAATAAGTCATTTTTTAATACTGGCTGTTTCAATACAGAAGAAACAACAATTATGCTGTTTAATAAACCATCGAATTGGACTTTTCGTCGTTGGTTAGAATCTGAAGCAAGGTTTTTGTTAATTCAGATGCCAAAAAGAACAGTCGAATGGGTAGATAAAGATGATATGACTGATGAAGAAAAAGAGTTGCACCCGACTTATGAAATGGCAGGCGGTTACCTGAAAAAACAGAAAAACTTGGATCTTATTCAGTCTTGGTGGAATAATCTTTCTCTGATAGAAAAAGAGACCATCAAAGCGATTCCAAACTTTGATCCTGATATTTTCTACGAATGTACAGGTATCAGAGCGGACTAAAAATGCAAAGAAGAGACTTCAAATGTGAGGTCTCTTTCTTTTTGTTTCCGTTTCTTTTGTGTGCGATTGTTTAGTTCCATATTTAAGATAACAAATAAAAAGCACATATTAAAGGAGGAAACAAAATGAGAAAAGAAGTAAGAAATAAACCTGTACATGGATACAAGGTGTTTAATCCAGATTGGACATGCAGCCCAGAAAATTGGGACTACAGTCATAACACAAAGCAGTATTCCTGCCCTGGTAAGTTTGAAGAAAAAGGTCCACTTTCGTTATGCAAACATGGAATGCATTTTTGCCAAAAGCTTGTAAATTGTTTTAGTTATTACAAATTTAATCCGAATAACAAGGTGGCTGAGGTGATTGCCTTTGGAGATGTAATCATTGAGGATCTTAACGACTTATGCTGTACAAATAAGCTTGAAATCGTTCGAGAACTCTCCTGGGAAGAAGTTTTGAGACTTGTCAACATTGGAAATAATTGTACTGGAGTTGGAAATGTTGGTCATCACAATAGTGGAGATTATAATGTTGGTGATAGCAATAGTGGAACATGCAATGTCGGTAACTCTAATACAGGAAAATGTAATACAGGAGATACAAATTTTGGACAGTATAATTCCGGGAATCGGAACACAGGAGATTGTAATACAGGAAACGAGAATTCTGGTGATTGGAATGCTGGTAATAATAATATTGGGGATGGAAACACAGGAAGTAACAATATTGGGAATAACAATGTTGGAGACTGGAACAAATCTTCACTGAATGTTGGCTGCTTTAACACAGAGGAACAAAAGATTACATTTTTTAACAAACCATCAGATTGGACATACAGAATGTGGTTTGAATCAAGAGCTAGATCTTTATTGAATCAAATCTCAATTATTAGATGGTCCTATTTATGGGAAATGACAGATGAGGAAAAGAATGAATGCACTGAAAGTGAAGCAGCTGAAGTAGCAGGTGGGTATCTCACAAAAGCGTTCTCGGATAATCAAGAATGGTGGAATGAACTTTCAGATAAAGACAAGGAGATCATTAAAGATCTTCCAAACTTTGATCCTGATATTTTCTTCGAATGTACCGGAATAAGAGTAGAATAATTTTCAAGAGAGAGACTTCATAGACGAGGTCTCTTTTCTTTTTGTTTCCAGAATATTTGTGTGCAGTAGTTTAGTCCCATATTTAGGACAACAAATAATTGCACACAATACAAGGAGGAAACGAAAAATGATTAATGTTACAAGATTAAGTGACAGAGCGTATGGATACAAGGTATTTAATCCTGACTGGTCCTGTAATCCGCGAGAACATGATGCACAGGGACAATATACTTGTCCAGCTAGATTTGAAGACGACGAAATGGATGTACAAAGACAAGGAATGACATTCCGTCCGACCCCAATTGACTACTTCAAGTCTGGATTTTACAAGTTTGATAGCAATACTCATGTAGTCGAAGTAATAGCTTACGGCGATATTGGAAAAAGTGAACATGGTACGCTATGTTGGACAAACAAACTTGAAATTGTTCGGGAACTTTCCTGGGAAGAAGTTTTAAGTCTTGTTAATATCGGCAAGGATTGTACTGGAATTGGTAACACAGGCGAATGTAATACTGGAAATTATAACTCTGGTTCTGACAACGAGGGTGACCGGAATGTAGGTTATTACAACTCAGGACGCGGAAATGTAGGGGATCATAACATTGGAGACCATAATACAGGAAACCATAACAGCAGCTATGATAATACTGGACATTACAATTCTGGGTACAGAAATTCAGGAGATTATAACGCAGGATGTTATAATACCGGGAAGTCAAATACAGGAGATTATAATACAGGTAATTACAATGACGGTGATTACAACACTGGCGATCAAAATACTGGACATCATAATACTGGACGCAAGAATGTAGGAGATAGCAATACAGGTTATGAAAATACAGGAAATAATAATACCGGAAACAATAACAGAGGAAAAAGTAATACTGGAAATTATAACTCTGGAAATTATAATACCGGAAATCGAAACATTGGAAACCGAAATACTGGCGACTGGAACTTATCTGCCTATAACAATGGTTGCTTTAACACAGAGGAAACAACAATTATGCTGTTCAACAAACCATCAAACTGGACTTATAGTCAGTGGTTAAAAAGTAGAGCGTGTCATCTGCTGAACGATATTCCAAATCGTACAGTTGAATGGATCGGAGAATATAGCATGACTGATGAAGAAAAAGAATTAAATCCAGGTTATGAAACAGTAGGCGGATACCTTAAAGTTTTCTCACAGGATGAAAACCGTAATATGGCTCAAAAGTGGTGGGATGAATTAGATGATTCTGAAAAGAAGACAATTCTTTCAATTCCGAATTTTGACGCAGACATTTTCTATAAATGTACTGGTGTAAATGTACAGCTTGAGTCCTAACAAAAATCAGAGACTGACCTTTTGGTTGGTCTCTCTTTCGTTTCCGGTATTTTTGTGTGCAGTAGTTAGTACCATATTTAGGTTAACCAATAAAGCACACAATTCAAGGAGGAAACAAGTATGCCAGAGAAAAAAGATATGTCCAACAGTTGCGATTTCATGTATCAAGATTATTGGACAAAAGCGAACGTAACGCACGAACTCACACAGGAAGACTGGATGCGATGGTACAACGAACATTGTGCTAATTGTAAGTACATGTGCGAAATCTGCATGTACGGAGAAGATTAACTAAAGTATAGAGCCTAAAATGTTTGAGAGATTCAGACATTTCGGGCTCTTTCTTTCAGTTGCAAACATGTTCCGTTTCCGGTTACTTTGTGTGTAATAATCTTATCCCATATTTAAGATAACGATGGACACACAAACAAGGAGGAAACAAAAATGATAAGAATGAGCAAAGAAATGATTGAAAAGAGATATGGTTTAAGAGCAAACAATCAGGAAAAGATGTGGAAAATGCTTTGCATGATAAGTCTTTTCGATTGGGAATTCCCAATGTTTGACCAGATTGATGAATTTTTCAAGACACAGCCGAGAACAGCAATCGAATGCTTTGATGAAATCTGGAAAGCAGATGATGTTCTTGTAGTTTTAGACTGTGCGAACGCAATCAAAGAAAACGAACATATCTTTTTGGAGACTAGAAGCGGTTATGACGAAGTGAAGCCTTATGTAAAAGAATCCTGGAGTGATATCTTCAAGATCGAATCACGACCATTTCCGAATTACGACGAGTTATCAAACAAGTATTACAAGATGTCTGATAAGATTGCAGGAACAGAGTTGGAGAAGTACTTAGAAAAACCAACAATTCCTTATATGAATGTGCTTACAGTCACAGATGCAGGTAAGATTTTGTATAGTGCGTTAAGAGCAATCGAAAAACATCTCTAAACAGAACAAGGGATCTCACATATGAGGTCTCTTTTCTTTTTGTTTCCGGATGTTTTGTGTGTAGCAGTCCAGTCCCATATTTAAGACAAATAATTAAGTACACATAAAGGAGGAAACAAAATGAGTGATGAGACCAAAAAGAATGAATCTGTACACGGATATAAGGTATTTAGACCGGACTGGACTTGCAGTCCATGCGGGAATACAAAACAGTATACATGTCCAGGCAAGTTCGAGGAAGAAGGAGAAATCGAAGTTTGTGGCAACGGAATGCATTTCTGTCAAAAAGCAGCAAACTGTTTTAATTATTATGGCTTTGACAGTAAAAACAAAGTTGCCGAAGTAATCGCTTACGGTGATGTCGTAACAGATGGTGATAAGTCATGTACAAATAAGCTCGAAATCGTGCGGGAGCTCTCCTGGAAAGAAGTATTAGATCTTGTTAATACTGGCAATGACTGTACTGGGTTAAAAAACACTGGAAATGAAAATGCTGGGAATTTGAATTCTGGAGATTATAATACTGGAGATTTCAACACTGGCGATGATAACAGAGGATATTGGAATTCTGGAAACCAAAATTCTGGACATTATAATACAGGATCTCAAAATTCAGGAAACAAAAACACTGGCTCTTATAATAGCGGTGGTTGGAATTCTGGTGATTGTAATTCAGGTGATTTTAATATAGGTTATGAAAATTCAGGCAGTAATAACACTGGATGTAAAAATGCTGGATATTATAATACCGGTGACGAAAATATTGGTAACTGTAATACGGGGGATAATAACACAGGTGATCTTAATAGTGGACATTTTAACCTGGGAGCTGAAAATACAGGCAATCGGAATCTTGGTGATTCTAATTCTGGAGACTGGAATAAATCATCTCACAATTCTGGTTGTTTCAACACCGAAGAACACAAAATCATAATGTTCAATAAGCCTTCTAACATGACTTATACTGACTGGCAGGATAGCGATGCATGCGCTTTGTTAGACAGTATGCCAGACGTATCAACAAAATGGGAAAAAGAAGCTTGTATGACCGATGACGAGAAGACTTCTTACCCAACTTACAAAACAACAGGTGGATACCTGAAGGTTATTAACAACATAGATGGTAGACAAAAATGGTGGAATGATCTTTCGGATTCCGACAAAGCTGTCATTAAAGCAATTCCAAACTTTGATCCTAATATTTTCTTCGAATGTACAGGAATCAAGGTAAATTAATCACAAACTAGAGACTGACCAATCGGTTGGTCTCTTTTTGTTTCCGGTTCTTTTGTGTGCTGCAACAAGACACATATTTAGGATAACAAAAATATTACACACACAAAAAGGAGGAAACAAAAAAAATGAGTAAAGTGACAGAAACAAACGGACCAATACACGGATACAAGGTATTTTATCCGGATTGGACCTGTAGACCAAATGATAGGGCGATATCAAAACAATATTCATGTCCTGGAAAGTTTGTAGAAATGGGTCATCTCGATCTCAGCGAACATGGAATGCGTTTTTGTACACGTTTATCGGACTGTTTTTCTTATTATAGCTTTAATCCTGAAAACAAAGTAGCCGAAGTGGTTGCTTATGGAAAAGTTATAACAGATGGTAATAAGTCGTGTACCAATAAGCTCAAGATAATTCGCGAACTTTCATGGGATGAAGTATTGCATCTTGTCAATATGGGTGATCTTTGTACCGGTTTTGAGAATACAGGCGGTCTTAATTCAGGAAATCGAAATGCAGGCAACGGAAATTCTGGATCATATAATTGCGGACACAGAAATTCTGGAGACTTTAATACTGGAAATAACAATTTCGGTAGTAACAACACAGGTGGTCAAAATATTGGAAGCGGTAATGTAGGTTCCTATAACGTAGGTACAGGAAATACAGGTTATGAAAATTCTGGAAATTATAATTCTGGTCGCAAAAACACAGGAAACTATAATTCGGGATCAGAGAATTCAGGAAAATACAATTCTGGAAATAATAACATCGGTAGTAAAAACAGTGGTGATCATAATTTTGGAAACAGAAACGCAGGTGACTGGAATCAGTCATCTAATAATTCTGGCTGTTTCAATTTAAAAGAGCATAAGATCATGATGTTCGATAAACCGTCAAACATAACTTATGAAGACTGGCTCTGTTCGGATGCAAGATATTTGTTAAACCAGATACCTGGACTCAATGTTGATTGGGTGTTCGAAGTAGATATGTCTCAAAAGGAAAAAGACAGGCATCCGAGTTATGAAACAACAGGTGGGTACTTAAAACTACAAGATGATTGTAGTCGTGTTCAGTATTGGTGGGATAATCTTTCGGATACGGAGAAGGATACCATTAAAGCAATTCCGAACTTCGATCCTGATATCTTTTACGAATGTACCGGAATCAGAGTAGGGGTATTAAAAACAAATGTATCCAACAATAACGAACCAGTAGTCGAAAACACCGACAGTGAAAACACCGATAGAGATGAAACACTGAAGCGTATTCCTGATTACCTTATGCTTATAGACAAAATGCCTGTATATAACAGTCGTCATAGAAAACAGCGAGGAATTGATGGTATCAAAAAGATCATGCGTGACCTTAAGTATGATGAGGAAGATATCGACGCTGTAGATGAACGATTCTGTGAGGGGTTCGAGACTGCAAGACAGATTGCAACAGACATGTTAAGAGAAAGATATCATGAGTGTACAAAAACAAACTAGTTAAAACACAAGGAAGAGACTTCAATCGAGGTCTCTTTCTTTTCGTTTCCAGAGTATTAGTGTGCAGAAATCAGACACATATTTAGGATAACAAAAACATCACACACACAAAAAGGAGGAAACAAAATGAGTAAAGTGACAGAAACAAACGGACCAATACACGGATACAAGGTATTTAATTCAGATTGGACCTGTGATCGGTTAGATTGGGCCTGTAATCCGTTAGGATTCAAACCAAAGCAATATGCGTGCCCTGGTAAATTCGAAATAGAATGGGAACTTGAAATTTGCCATAATGGAATGCATTTCTGCCAAAAATTAGCAGATTGTTTTGAATATTATGCGTTCAATCCAGAAAACAAAGTAGCCGAAGTGATTGCTTATGGGAAGGTTCTTATAAGTGAAAGTGAGAAATATGGTAACAAATTATGTACCAATAAGTTAGAAATCGTACGTGAAGTTCCATGGAGTGAAGTGATAGCTCTTACCAATCTTGGAAATAATTGCACTGGATTTTCTAACACCGGTAACGATAATGCCGGAAGTTACAACACAGGACGTAAGAATACTGGTCATAGTAATACTGGATCTGGTAATGCTGGAAGTTACAACACAGGAACTTTTAATATTGGAGGTTTTAATACAGGAAATCGCAACCTCGGATACAACAATGCTGGTGATTATAACGCTGGTCATAGAAACACCGGAGATCAAAATGCAGGCAATAGAAATACCGGCGATTATAATCCAGGATTTGGAAATGTTGGAGATAATAACAACGGAGACATGAATACAGGCAACTGGAATTATGGAAGTAATAACGTAGGAGACTGCAACATTGGTAATTTTAATACCGGTGACTGGAATGCATCTTCTTACAACACCGGTTGTTTTAACACAGAAGTACCAACAATGACGCTGTTTAACAAACCATCAGATTGGACTTATTACGATTGGTTAGAATCCGATGCAAGATTGTTATTGATGAGTATACCGAAGGAAACTATTCAATGGGTAGACAAAGAGGATATGACTGACGAAGAAAAAGAGTTAAATCCAAGTTATGAAACAGCAGGCGGATACCTTAAAGTTTTCTCACAAGACGAAAACCGCAATATGGCTCAAAAATGGTGGAATGAATTAGATGATTCTGAAAAGAGATGTATCTTTGCGATTCCAAATTTCGATGAAGATATCTTTTATAGATGTACGGGAATCAAAGTGTATTAAACTCACACTAGAGACTAACCGATTGGTTGGTCTCTTTTCGTTTCCAGAGTATTTGTGTGCAGCAGTCTTATCCCATATTTAGGATAACAAAGAACAAACACACATAAAAAGGAGGAAACAAAATGAGTGAAGTAACAAAGATGAGTGGACCCGTACGTGGATACAAGGTTTTTTATTCGAATTGGACCTGTAGACCAGCAGGAGCTAAACCAAAGCAATATACTTGTCCTGGTAAATTCGAGGAAGAAGGAGAAATTGAAATTTGTGGTCACGGAATGCATTTTTGTACCCGGTTATTAGATTGTTTTAATTATTATTCGTTTAACCCAGAAAACAAAGTTGCTGAAGTGGTTGCTTATGGAGATATCAAAACAAATGGTGAAAAATCGTGTACTAATAAGCTTGAAATCGTACGCGAACTTTCCTGGGAAGAGGTATTACAGACTGTTAACACAGGTCTTGATAATTCCGGAATTGGTAATTCTGGAGATTGCAATAAGGGAAATTGCAATACTGGCGATCAAAATTCTGGACACAGAAACTCTGGTGATAGAAATCTTGGATACAAAAATACAGGTTGCGAAAACTATGGAAATCGAAACACAGGAGACAAGAACATTGGAGACAGTAACGTAGGTGATAACAACAAGGGAGATAGAAATGTTGGAGATTGGAATTATTCTTCGTTCAATTTTGGTTGTTTCAATACGGATACAGAATCAAAGATGAGGTTCTTTAATAAACCATCAGACTGGGCACCGATCGATTGGTTTGCATCCGATGCAAGAGCTTTATTATCCGATATTTCACTTACCGTGTATAAAGGGAAAGATGATCACTATGATTACTACTCGTCAATCGAGGATAGACAGAACTGGTGGGATAACCTGTCAGAAAAAGACAAAAATGTCATTAAAGAACTCCCAAACTTTGATCCGGAGATTTTCTACAGATGCACCGATATCAAAGTAGACTAAACTCACATTAGAGACTAACCGATTGGTTGGTCTCTTTTTGTTTCCATTTTTTTTGTGTGCGATGATTCGTTACATATTTAGGATAACAAAAAAAAATCACACACCGAAAAGGAGGAAACAAAAATGAAACACAATGTAACAAACAAGAGAGGATTATTAGTTTTAGCGGTCCTGATCATGTCTTTGTATCTTACCGGCTGTTATTATTCTGATCTTAACGAGAATTCAAACGAAAGCACTCAAATAACAGAGCAGAAAGCGGATTCAAAATCAGTATCTGATTCTTTAGAGCCGGTTTTTGTAAAGTACGATGACACATGGCATATCTATTATCAAAATCCAGATGACAACGAAATTAATCGTCTGTACGATAAGAATGGATTAGATGTTGGACGTGTTAGATCGTATTACAATTCCGCCCATGGCGAATACAATACCATGAGATTATCCTTTGAGGACGAAAATGGAGATCAGAACTACTCCTATGTTATGGTCGATGCAATTCTTGATATCGATTCATATCGTTTATCATTAGAAAACGAAGGAACTGACGACGACTGGTCTGCGCTCGGTTTAGAGAATCCGAACGAATAGGATCCGTCAAAATCTAACCAAAAACGAAAGAAAAAAAAGAGAAAAGAACCTGCATACAAATATGTGGGTTCTTTTTCTTTTGGTTACAGAAGAAACGGATCCGAAATCTTAAGAAATCTGACGAAGTTTTCAAAAAATGAGCCTTATTAATGATAGGAAAATAAACTATTAACAAACGTACGTATGTAAGGAGAAAATATTATGTTAGATGCTATATTTGGTGTTTTGCTTGTTGGAACTATTTTGTTTGGTATTCTATCTGGTTCTGAAGATCGTGGTATCGCTATATTGGAGATAATTATCATTGCTATCGGATGTATATACTTTGGTTGGTAGCAAGATGTTTTCGTATCTAGATGTTTTTGTTGCCGTTATTTCATCTCCAATTAATCGGATACAAAAAGAGATGGCAACGAATGATCCGTTACACAGTCAGTGTACCTATTGTTATTAAACCCGAACGAAATACATATTTAAGATAACCAACAATTACACACAAAGAAAAGGAGAATATTATTATGCTTATCTTTTTAGTCGCACTTATTGCTATGATTGTTTTCTATATCGTATACACAGAAACGATGTTTACAAGCATTGGTGAAATAGCAGAAAGGTTATCATCCATTGCGTTTTGGGTTGTTTTCGTTTCCTTTATCATCTTTGTTTCAGCTCATATTGGAACAGACTCAAAGATTATGAAAAACGAGATCAGATACAACGCTTTGCTTAACGAAGTAAAGATTGCGGATGCAGGAAACGATGATGCTGCAAAAATATTAGCAATCAAAGATGTTTCTGAATGGAATCAGAAAGTCAAAGAAGATAAATACTGGACGTACAATCCATGGACATCCTGGTATCATAACGAGAAAGTTGTCGATGCAGAAAAGGTTATCAAGTTACCATGGAACACAGACAACGATTAACAAGAAAAAGAGAGTCTGCCTTATGGCGGGCTCTTTTCTTTTCGTAGCCTGATGTTTTCGTTGTCGTTATTTCGTGTCCGCTGAAGTTGATTTTATATATAGTGTCCAATAAATCGGACACAAAAAGAGAGGGCAACGAATGATCGGCTACAAAATTACGGTATCTGTTGTAATTGTGTTCGAACGAAGCACATATTTAGGACAACAAACAAAACGTACACATATAAGGAGGAATTAAAATGTTATTATTTTTATTAACCGTTGGAGCTATTTTATCAATCATCGGTGTCGCTTTGTTAGCAGTCTGTCGTATCAAATATAGTTACGATGCAGAGGCTCTTGGTAAGAGTTTGCTGACGGCTGGTATGCTGCTTGTGTTTATCGCTGGCGGCGTATACATTGGCGTAACATACGTCAACCCAATGATCGGTGCATAAAAGGAAAGAGCTTGCCTTCATGGTGGGCTCTTTTCTTTTCGTAGCCAGGTATTTCGTGGGCGTCAGCTCGTGTCTTTTTATTTAGTTTTATAATATCGAGTCCAATAATCCGGACACAAAAAGGAGCCCACTAAAAAGCAGGCTCAATTTCTTTTGTTTAACAGCAGACTCCCAGAAATTTTGCTATTCTGGGATCAAAATCAGAGTCAAGATCCATCATCATATCCGCATGAATCTGTTCGAGTTCTGCTTTTTTAGAAGCATACTCAGATTCGTACATACCTGTGGCAAACTCTAACTTTGTAAGCATTCTTGCGAAATACTCTTTGTTTGCATCAGAGTTTGATGAATCTCTGACCAGAAGACAGATATCAAGAGACGTAATCTGCGTACTGATTTCACGCAGAGTATCTTTTGATACTACCTTATAAAGAGTCATAAACTCGTCATCCGAATCGTCTTTTGACAGAATATAACGCTTTCCATCATAGACAAATCTGATATGACTTTCGGTCACCTTTGCAATGTAAAGGTTGTCAAGATTCTTGATTTCGATACTGAAGTCTGCAGTATCATTTTTTAAAACACGCATGTTTAGTTCCTCCTTGTATGTGTACAATATTTGTTGTATTAAATATGGGATTAAAGAGTGAATAATAAATAGAGTGTCCAAGTCCGGATACACAATATTGGAATACAAAGACAAAAGAAAAGACACACAGTAATAACTGCATGTCTCTTTTTGAGTTTACAACTTATTTGGACTCGGCAACTTTCTTGAGGAACTCTTGGACGTCATCACATAGAAATAAGGAGTGGAAGCTGCCGCCTCTTGGCGTGCAGAGGAAACTCCGTTAGTACACAAATTTGTAAAATATTTCTATATTTCTGACGAGTTTTCCAAAAAGTGATCCTTATTGTGAGTATAACTAAGAAATCAAGCACTCACACTCCTCATCTTTAGATGAGGGAGTCCTTGATTTGGAGAGTAATCTCTCCTTATCAAAATGGAGGGAAATGATCATGCCTACTTACACGCTGGAATTAAAACTGAATACAAAGAAATATTCCGACCAGTGTTACCTGGAAAACTATTTCCGGGAAGTAGCTAAGATCGGTAATACAGTCCGTCGTTTTGCGATCCGGCAGATCACGTTGCTGAAACGTGACAAAACGTATATCGATCTCTTACAGCAGTATGTGGCGCTTGAAAAAGGTCCAGAGAAAGAAGCCCTGTCAAAACAGTTATCCATGATTGTAAAGTCTTACAGGCTCACACAATACGACCTCCAAAAATCCGCCACAAAATTAAGAAACCATCTGAAATACGTACACTCCGATGTCTATCAGAAGATCAGTGACTCAGTATGGAAAGGTGTAGAAAAAGTACTGTATTCCACCGGGAAACAGATCCATTACAAAAAGTGGGATGAATTCTTAAGTTTCGAAGGCAAGAAGAATACAACAGGGATCATCTACAAAGACGGAAAGATATACATCAATGCATCTCCAAAGAAATCAAACCGTGGTCTGATACTGGATGTGATATTACCAGGAAATCAAAACTCGGATCATTGGTATTATGAGACCTCTGCCTTAAATGACAGAACCAAATACTGCCGGATTGCAAGAAAGAAGTTCAGTACCGGATGGAGATACTACGTACAGCTGGTACAGGAAGGGATACCGCCTCTGAGACATGCAGTGGGCACCGGAAGGATCGGTATTGACATCGGGACTTCCACTGTTGCTGCAGTGAGTGACACAAAATGCCATCTCACAGAACTTGGGGAAGGGATTGAAATACAGGACAAAAAGATCAAAAAGATGCAGAAAAAACTGGAACGATCAAGACGGGCATCCAATCCGGACAATTATAATGCGGATGGTACCATAAAGAAGGGAATGAAAACCTGGAACTACAGCAACCGGTACAAAAAGATCCGTAATGAACTCAGTGCGATGCAGAGAAAACGTTCCGACACATTGAGACAATGGCAGGAAGCCTATGCGGACCTGTTATTGGAAGAAGGCAATGAGGTTTATGTTGAGGACATGAATTTCAAGGGATTACAGAAACGGTCCAAAAAGACGGAAAAGAATAAGAAAGGGAAATACAAACGGAAGAAACGCTTCGGAAAATCCATCGGGACACGTGCTCCGTCACAGTTTCTTACCATATTGAAGAGAAAGCTTGGTTACACAGGCGGAACCTACCACGAAGTTAATACCAGGACGTTCAAAGCAAGCCAGTATGACCATACCAGTGATACGTACCGGAGAAAGAAACTTTCCAGACGTCACAACACCATAAACGGAGAATGGGTACAGCGTGATCTCTACAGTGCTTTTCTCCTCATGAATTCCGATGATACTTTGGAACACACAGACCGTAATAAATGCTTTCAGAACTATCCTCAGTTTAAAAATATGCATAACAAATGCATTACCGAGATCTTACGGTCCGGAAAACATATCCCTTCCAGTTTCGGACTTAAAAGAGCTGCATAACACAATACATGGAACAATAACTTTTTCATATACATAATACATAGAACAAAACTACATTTTCTATTTTACATATACATTTTCAACGGTTCCAACTGAGACCGTAAGACTGCAGGACAAAAAAGTCCTGTGAAACCTACCCTGTAGGGATGTCTTGAACGTTTTCTGCAACGGAGAGACTATAACAGACAGCTTTGAATACCATAAAAAAGACACCAGGAAACTTCAATGAAGATCCAGATGTCCCGGTATTTCAAACCTTAAGTGATGTCCTCCTGTACTGAAACCTGCCGCCTACTGGCGTGCAGATCAGTTAGGCTCAATGAATTCCTTTTCTCTGGCAAGTAAGAACAAAAAGAGACTGGCATTAACCAGTCTCAATTTTTGTTTGTTATCGTTCGAAACCTAAGACAGAAGCAATTTTATCTGCCAGAACATCATAATCAGTACCGTAGATGATAGCAGAACAGTCGTCTTCCTCTTCTCGTTCTGGATTTGGAATATCATCAGTCGTGATTCCTTTGTCGTCTAGGAAGTCCTCAAAAATATCGATGAGCTGTCCAATTAATTCTGGCTTTTCAGCATCAGCAACTTTCAGTTCCCACGTTGGTTTGAATGTACTCATATTGTTTTCCTCCTTGAATTCAAATGATTTGTTATCTTAAATATGGGTTCCGGAGTAGTAATCGAAGTGTATTCTGCAGCTTTCGGATTCTATACAACTATATTCTTAGTTTCGTATCAAAACTTGCACTAGTGTTGTTATTGAATACCTATGAATGGTTCCAAGCAGTAATCGAAGTGTATTATACAGCTTTCGGAACCTATGCTTCGTATTCTTAAAAACGTATCACGAGAACTTGTTTCGAGTGAACTGTACACCGTAAGGTGTGGTATCAAAATCTGCACTAGTGTTGTTATTGAATCCCACTCCTTTGGAGTACAGGTCACGTGAGATAAACTCCCGTGATACTAATAATAGGTTCCAGAGTGGTAATCGAAATGTTTTCTGCAGTCTCTGGAACCTATACCTCGTATTCGAGAAATCGTATCAAAACTTGCACTAGTGTTGTTATTGAATACCTATGTGCGGTTCCAAGATGGTAATTATGACATGTTATGCAGTTTTCGGAACCCATCGTCTGTTTTTTTCAACTATAACCAAACCATTATCTCAACCTTTGAACACAGTTTTCTGTTTCCTTTGCTTTTTCGTTATCCATATTTAGGATAACAAAAACAATGAACAACGAAACAGAAAGGAATATAGATTATGATTTTATTTAGCAGAAAGAGAAATCAGGAAAAGCAAAATATATTACGTGCACCTAAGAAACCAAATTATGAGTTTAAAACCTATCAGTTACCGAGTGGATATTGCGGTCCAACGAAAAGGCTCGGAAAAGATGTATTAATTCCATTGAGCCCTGAAACAAATACGAATGTCTTAGTACTCGGAGCAGCGGGCTCCGGGAAGAAATACAGTTATATCGAGCCCAATATTATGACCGCAGATCATCATAGTAACTGTATCGTCTATATGGGAAAATCAGAAGCCGAAAATATTGTCGAACGTATGACAGAAAGAAAAACATTTGAGATCGACTTAAGCAAAAGACCAATCGATTACTTCTCTTTGATTACTGATCGTGCGGATGCGGAACGATTCGTAAACAAAATGTTTAATGCTCATAAGTTTCTTTTTGATGACGAAAAGACAGATGAATTCTTTTTGGAAGCCGAAAAGAGAGCTCTTTTAGATATCATTTTGGTACTTCTTGACCGTCCTGAAAAATGCAATCACAAGAATATTGTTGAAAAGCTATCTGGGGATACCAGCGGAGATGCTGCTTATTGGTCAGAATCAATTCGATCTCTGTCTTCGGCTGTCAGAGAATCTGTGATTATGAGTTTGATGGTCAGACTTAACGAATTATTACCAGGAGACACAATCGATCTCTCAAGTCTTGTTCATGACTTTATGCATAAAACAAATACTGTTTTGTTTGTGGAAACGGACTGGTTTGAAAAAAGTGTTTACGAATCAATCTTTTTAGATGAACTCGTGTACCGGTATACAATGATGTATGACGAAAAAGCCCCGATGACAAGAGTGATTATGGATGAAGCAAGTCTTTGTTTTTATGATGCCAGATTGTTTTGTGTTGAAGCACGTCGATTCAAATTGAGTGTTGATTTTATTTATCAGTCTATCACGAATTTGAAAATGCAGCATCCCGATGACTATAATACAGTCCTTTGTAATGCAATTGCAATCGTATGTTTAGGAACCAATGATAAACCAACGATCGAATTTTTGACAGAAGCAGCCGGAATTACAACAGAAGATGCCAAATCCTCACTAAATTATATGATTGATCTACGTGTTATGCCACATGAAGATGAGCTTATTTTGTGTCCGACTTTGGATAAAGATCCAATTGTTGCAAGAAAGATCAGGTTTTAAGAAGTAGGGCTGGAATTCTCGGTTAATTGTTTTGCATGTATGCCAAAATTGAATCAGAACCATTTCGTTTCCGGTGACGAGATTTCTATATTTTGAGCCTTATCATAAGCAAACGAAAACACGTGTAAATTATGTTGGCTCTGGAAGTTAGAAATCAGAACAACCGGAAACAAAAACATGTTGCAAATAGAAAGGATCAGTTTTATGGAACGAAATGAATTTAGCGTACGAGAAGTGAATATAGCACTTGACCCATCCTGGACTCCCACAAATCTGCAAGTAATATTTAAAAAGATCGATGAAACCAGGTTTCGAGTTTGTGGGATTCGGTATCGATTTGGTGGGGATCCTGTACAGAAACTTTATGGGATTTTTGATTATGATATCAATATCAGTGGAGCTCCGATAGATCGTACTGATAACATCTTGAAACAGTATTATCCTGGTGGAATCGAGGAAGTCAAAAAGACTTTTGGTTCAGAAGCTAATTATGTGATCGCCGATTCATGGATTCCATATATAGTTCCTCTTAATCCATACGAAACCGAAGAAGAATACACATCCGAAGACGAAGTGTTGAGAGCGATGCAGGAATACATCAAAACGGAATTAAATGGAGAGCAACCAGAATTTGAGAAACACAGGCAATGTCCATCCAGAATGATGAGAGCAATTACAAATTGTGGTGTAGCGAAAAGTTAGAAATAAGTTTTTGTTTTCCGACACATATTTATGGTAACAAATTGAGAAGGGGAATAATTATCATGATTAAGATACCAGAAATAACATCAGCTGAATTATTAAATCGATTGGAGACAGCTTTGTATTCGAACGAAGAATTAGAACATAGCCAGCACTTCCAGGACATCAAAAATATGGAGGTGAATCCAGACGACATCGATTCTGATTTACAGAGACCAAATCCGGCACAGACGCCGACTTTCGCACAAAGTTCTGTTATCTGGGCGGACGACCTGGAATGCGCTGACGAAGATCTCGATCGCTAATGATCATTGAACAATACCTGCGGATACTCATAATGGGTGCCCACAGGTATTATTTTTGTTTTGCAGATATCTTTCCCGGCACATATTTATAGTATCCAAAACAAAACACAGAAAAGGAGAAATATTATGACACCAGAAGATTATTATTTAGAACAAAGAGAACAGGTTCATGATGACGTCGTTAACTTACAGGAAAAAGCTTTGCGTCTTGCGTGCAAAGAGTGCGGGTTAACAGAGGAAATCGATGAATTTGAAGTGATCTCAAGCAGCGATGAGATTGCGAAAACTGCATGGTACAAAGGTATGTATGCAAAACGAGTGAAATTCGAATGCAGCGAACTTAATCTGACGTTTTTCTATGATGCATATGGTATTGCAACATACACTTATGCAGGCTTTTCTTCGAATGCAGATACATTGGAAAACATCACAAAAGCGTTCGCAAAGGCAGAACAGTTCCGAATTAAGATGGACGAAATCATGGAACGGATGCTTAGTGATAAGGACGAGGAAAAGGATAAGGTAAATTGCCAGGATGATAGTGACAAGAAAGCCGGATTTATAGGAAAGAAGTACTCAGATACTAAATTCGTATTCGGCGAAGTTCGGTCTCAGCTTGATATGAAAACATTTGAAGTCCAGTATGTAGCTTGTGCATCGAATATCGATCTCGCAAACTATAGTTTGAATTACCTTAATAATGTCGCGATGATGTATTTCGATGACGGCATTGATGAAATTCAGAATATGTACGAAGCAAACGCAAACCAGATTTTGGCAGAATGCATATTCAAAGCGTTATCGGCATCAAAAATGGATTACATGAGCGGATTTTACACACTGAAAACCGAGGCAGAAAAAGATCTCGGAAAGTATGCAGAACAGCTTTTGTAAACGTAATTAAAGAATGCATCTATAGTTATCTCATATGGGATTCTAGTAGGTGCATTCTTTTATTTCAGTTTACAATTCGGTAAAGGCAGCCTAAGTAAAGAAAAACACCCACAGGATCTCCAAAAAGAATTTCCATGAGTGTTTTCTAAAATTTAGGCTGCGAGGGCTGCGAGATGTGCGTTGATCTGTCCTCTGACTTTTCCGCCAATTCCGGATTCCAGTGTATGAATAAACACTGGGGAAACGAAATCGGTATCACAGTTCATAAGGATTTCGATACGCATCTCTTTTATGTAGTTTGGTTCTGTTATTCTTCCACCTTTCTTTCCTTTGTATCTGTTCTTGAGTGATTCGCATACAGGAATGTCATCTCCAACACGACCTTCATATCTGGCAATCATGAGCCAGTTTACAAGGTTTGCAAGCTCATCATCCGTGAAATCAAAATCACGTTTCAGGTACAGAATAAAACCGTCCTGTTCTTTCTGATTGATCTTGTCTGCCTTTGTCTTCTTCCAGAATTCTCTTTCGTTCCTGTGAGAAGCTTTCCATGCAGGCTGTTCTCTTAACGGAATTTCTTCGATCTCTGGTTCGTATCCAAAAGCAACTCGCATCTGGTTGAGACGTTTCATTGACAGGGTTTCTGCCTCAGCGTCTAACAAGATCTGATTCAACTCGTTGTTTGTATGACGAGAAATAATGAACCGGTAGCTTGTTAGCTTCCGAAGTTTCACATACTGTCTCAACATGCTGAATGTTAACTTTGGATAGCGTTCTTTTGCAAGTTCGCCGATCAATCTGCAGTACAGACCTTTGATTCTGATCTTTAAGAAACGACCGTAAAAGAAATTGTTTCGGTTTGCTCTTGTATCACCAAGATAACCGGAAACGAATTTCCATGTTAGTTCATTCCAAAGATCGGAAACCATCGGACTGATCATGTCGTAGATTTCATCGTACGAATACTGCTGATACAGATACATCAATTCGTCAACTCCGTATTTGCCGTACATACGATTTACGATGTACTTCAGATTTGACTTTGTCTGGCTGTATTCGTTTAACCGGTTACGACATTTCATTTCCAGGATTTCGTTTCCTGTGCTTCTTGCTGCAACAAAAAGAGCTGAAATCTGAATCATATCGAGTTCGGTCAGGTCGGAAACAGTACGGCTAATCTCTACTGCCTCCTCAAAAGTGGTTTTTGCATTAAATAACTTAATCATTGGTGTTAATCCTCCTTAAAATGTTTTTGTGATTGTTCCTGTAAACAATAAAAAGGAGGCACACCAGTAACCTGATTTGTCTCCTTTTATGATTGTTTATTTGTATACGATAAATATGGGATGAACGAGTGTATTCTATTCGTCTGTTTACCTTTATGAGCATATTCGAAAAATAACCGATTATATTAATTTGTTTGCAGTGACGGAACACATATTTAAGATATCAAAATACTAGTAAACATACGCAAGGAGGAAACGATTATGGCAAAAACTAGAGAAATTCAGTGTATTCATTACATTTGTGAAGGAAACTGTGATTTAGGCAAAGAGGGAACGTTCCGTCATCAGTGCCAGACCTGCAAAACTTATAAGAAGAAACCAGGTGGAAAACCAGCACGTACTGATAACAGACGTCAGAAACTGGATCGGATCCAGAGAAAGGAACGGTACTAGGCTATGGAAGGCGACTGAAAACAGAATAAATGCAAACGAAAGAGGGTGGCTATTATGGCTGCCTTCTTTTTGTTTGCAAATAGTTTACACATATTTAAGGATAAGTATAGGACTTTCGGTTATTCTGTGTGAACGAAAGACGAGTTTTTCAGATTGTGAGCCTTATTAATAACAGGCAAGTAAGTTATTCACTTAGATTGAGATCGTAAAAACAACAATACGAAGAGGGATACAAAATGAGTAAACAAACAGTAAGAACAAAGAAAGTTACGAATAAAGAGATTGCAGAGACAGGAGCTCAGGCATACGAGCTTGGAAGAGAGTTTGGAGATTTTGGTGATTGGTATTTTAGCAAGAGATTTCCATTGCGATGTGAACTTGATCTCGAAATGTTAGAAGAAATATATAACCAAGGTGCAGAGTCTAAAGCAAAAGAAACTGTATACGTGAACCGACTCTGTGTTTTCATTCATGGAAAAACGAATACAGGAAAGACATATACAAGTGTCGAAGCCTTAAAACAAATGGGATACAACCATTTTTATGATATTAGAGGTTATGGTCCTGCAAAGTTTCGTAATATAAGTACATCAGTTCAAGCAATTTTACTAGATAATTGGACTGATGGAAAATATATGTCGCGATTCTTAGAACTCTGTGGAGATAAACCAGTTAAGATTACGCACCGAGAAAAGAACAATCAGTATTTTGTTGGAGATATGATTGTTGTTACAAGTACGGAAAGCTTTGATGAATGGGCGAAAACATGTAGATTTACACCAGAACAGACCGAATATCTCAGATCTCGATTCTACATTTGCGAAGTCGGAAAAAAGATGCAAATCCATTGTGTGTTAATTATAGATAGAGAAACGAAAGAGCAGCAACAGGAACGGTTGGGTAAATTCATGGATTTCGCACAAACATACAACAAACTTATCCTGGATTACATTAAACCTGGTAAATGGTTCAATAAGAAAATGCTTGAGTTAGTAAATACAAGTAACCATGACCAGTTAAAACACTTTCTAAATTGTTATAAGAATTATTGTAAAATGTATAGGAATCCAGTCAAAGTAAAAAGTAATACAGTGAGACTTAAGCGAAATCGAAATAAACTTCAAGATCGATTCTTAAAAACGGAATAGAAAGGATCATCAATTTATGAACACAGTGACAGCAATCAAAAATACAGAAAACTATGCGTTACGTATGGAAGGATCAATGGCAGAAAAGTTGTTTTTCTTAAATCAGATTCCGACAGGTGCAGTCGACACAATCGTTGACTTTGGCTGCGCTGACGGATGTCTGTTTCAAGCAATGCGTCAACTAGGAATTGACTGGCAGCAAGTCGGGATCGATAATGAGGTGGCATTTAAAGAGTTATTTTTGATTCGTAATCCAAACGCCACCTGGATTAGATCACAATACCCAGCATTAGACAATGTAGCGGATCCGAAACATTGTATACTAAACTTAAGCAGCGTTATTCATGAAGTATACAGTTATATGGATCCAAAACAAGTGGAATTATTCTGGAAATCAGTATTTGAGTCTGGATTTCAGTATATTGTTGTTCGGGATATGATTACAGTTGATGGGAAAAACACAGCTGCAAATATCTTTGATCTTGTAAAACTCAACAATAACGAAACTTATAGAGCACAAAAAGATGATTACGAACGCGTATACGGTAAGATCACAACCAGTTATCATCTCTATCATTTCCTGTTGAAGTACCGGTATGTTGAGAACTGGGACCGAGAATTACACGAAAACTATCTGCCATTGACACTTGATGGTCTCATGGATATTATCTCGAACGGAAATTATGAGATTGTTTTCAAGAATCTGTATACGAATCAGTTTATCAACAACCAGGTGGAAAACGATTTTGGTATCCAGATGCAGAAACCAACTCATATCCAGCTTATTTTGAAACGGAAAAGTGAGGAATTATAGTTATGGCAAAGAACGTAGGAAAAGTATTCGAAGACGATTTTAAAGCATCCGTTCCAGAAGATGTGTATTTTTGCAGACTGCATGACGCTGCACTTGGATTTGATGTGAATCACAGTACACAACGATTTTCGCTTAAAAGCCCTTATGATATAATCCTTTGCGAAGACGGTCAGATGTATGCGCTCGAATTAAAAAGTCATAAAGAAAAAACACTTGGGTTCGGAACAAAGAATGCTCCAATCAAACGAAGACAGATTGAAAACTTGGTAAAAGCATCTAATGCTGGTGCGATTGCTGGAATCGTGATCAATTTCAGAGACTTTGAGGAAACGTATTATATTGATGCTAAAACATTCTTGGAATTTATGGATACCTGTGGCAAAAAGAGTGTAAATCTTAATGATTCCAGAAAGATGGGCATCCGAATCCCGGAAATCAAAAAGAAAACACATTCAAAATACGATATCAGGATAATACTTGACTTGAGATTGAAAAAGGGGGCGTAATCGTATGGTGTCAAAAGGAAAGATATACGGAGAATGTCTTGTAAAGGCGCTAAAAAACGGATCAATGCAAAAGGGTTCGGCGCCAGAGATCGGATGCACATATGGAACCGGAAGTACGGATATCGATCAATTTCGAACATATATAAGTTCCTGCTCATGTATCCTAATGGACAGGCGCCTAAAACGTATTGCATACTAAACTAAGAATAGGAAAGAAAATTATAGGAGAACAACATGCAAGCAAAAGCAGATAAAATAAGTGTAATAATGCAATCAACAACAGAATTATATTCCGAGTTTTCAGAGTACTGTATGAATTTAATTCGCAAAGTTTATGGTGACCGACCAGTTGTATTTCCAATAGATATAGAAGCAATTGCGTCTCATATTGGATTCGAAGTGCATTACTTGGATTTTGAAAACCAGGAATCATGCACTACAACTGGCATCCTTAGTCGGTTAATTGAAGAAAAACAAGGCAAAATGGCAATTGTTGTTAACAAATTATTGGATGCAAAAACACAAAGATACGCAATAGCTCGCGGAATTGCAAAGTATTTGTTGAGAGGAGAAGAATCAATGTTTGAAGGCATATATGATACAACCATGATTCCTCAAGATATAGATACAACAACAGAAGACGTAATTGCATGTTTTCTGTTACTGCCATTAGATTTAACAACGTCTGAATTGAAAGAGTATTTGGGACGAACTAGTTCAAAGGAAGTCGATTCGAATACTTGGATTCGACAATTTAGTGACAAAAGTATGGTTCCGGTATATAACGCAGCTGTTGGTTATCAGCATATTAGACAAATTTTAGGATACGAAAGACAAAAAGAGTTCGAAAGCAAAGGATTTGATATCAATAAAATGGAAAATTGTGACGAAATTATATATGCATAA